AATTTGCATAGGCCACGTAACCCGAAGAGCTAATGGCTACCCCGGTCATGATTTCCCCACCAGCCGTATATCCCGCAGCAACTACTTCATTGGTAGCACTGTAGACCGTAGTGTCTTCATTCAAGTTAGCGTTACCCGTATACAGCGCAATCTTAATTGTGTCCGTAGCCAAGTTGTGTACAGCGGTGTACAACTCTTTCTTGAAGCTGGTGGTCTGGGTTTGGACAATGCTCATTTCACAGCCTGCCTAAATTGACCGCTACGATAAGCGTCCTGACGCTCCAAGCCATCTGCCAAACGTTTAGCCAAAACAACTGCTTCCATGTACTTCTGGTTGTACAGAGCAACCATATCCTGTTCACCTTTCATAAAGGTGTACGCCTCTACTAATGCGCCATATAGCAGCACGGAATCAAAGTTATCACCCAACCAAGTTTGTCCACTGGCTACTGTAGTGATTGACTCGGGATAGTAGTAGTAGTGAAGTTCTACGGAATACGTAGTATCTGGAGTAGGGCCAAGAATAAAACTTAACTCGTTTGTTGGCGTAGGCAGCGCTCCCGATGTTGTAGTTGGGCCAAACAAAGCGTAATACTTTGGTGTTCCGGTTTCCGTTGGCGTAGGATACGCCTCACGAATAAAGTTTACATCTTTGTTGAGTAAAAATGTATATGGGCCAGACCCAGAAAAAATAGCTAATGAGTACGTTGACAGAAAATCTTCTGGAGCAGACAAGTACTTGTTATTGACTGTTACTGTCCCCGTTACGTTTTTACGTATCGAAGGAAACTGCATCGAGTTGTAGATGCGTTGCTCTGCCTGCGTAATGAACTTATTGATCTGAGCCGTCGAAGATACAGTAGACGAATCCGCGAGGGTAATCGCCGGAAAATTATTTTCCGTATAAGTCTGAATTGTTGACGAAAGCTCAGAGTAGTTCATTTTGCTATCTCGTACTTGTTTCGTTTAGCTTCATTTTCTCTTGCCCTCATAAGTTGCAAATTACTTGGCACGTGTAACCCTGAAACTATTTTACCTTGCAACGGGATAATATGGTCAACCGTCCACGGCTCATTATTAACTCTAGACAACATTGCGGCAACTGAATAGATACATTTAATTTTTAGCTCATCAAACTCAGTTTGCCAAATTGGAATACGTTGCAGCAAAGCCGCCCTACGTTTTGATGCGTTGGCATTTATTAAATGCTTATGCTGGCTTTTGTATACCTTTTTCCTATCGGCATTCCACTGTTTTTTCTGGTGGTATCTAACCCTTGCGTTGGCGTTGTATGCTTCTTTTGTTTTGTCAGAAAGCTTGCTAACCCACAATTTCTTTGCAGCACGTACACTTTCAATATTAGACGCAATCCAAGCTTTGTTTTTTTCAAGCAGGCGTTCCTTATTCTTAAGGTAATACTCCCTTTGCTTGGCTTTTGCAACGCTTGGATCTTTGTACGGCATGATATTAGGCTAGAGGCCCTCTTGCCATCAAGCCTTTGGTAGCCGCGCCAGTACCACGAATTTTGATACCGTCAGTTTTAACTGGCTCGTTACCAGCGGATTTGCTGATAGCGCCGATACTTACATCGTAGGTTTCTAGCTTGCTACGGTTTGGCTCTTTGCCGGGGTTGCTGGCAATGCTCATAGCCTTGCCGTCCATCGTATGCGGTTTTGCATAGACGGCAGCAGAGCCTACTTCTTTACCCATTTTCTTCATACTGTAGGCCATGATTTACCCCGTTTTTTGGTTAGCTGCGCGGGACATATTACGACCCATACGCATACGGTCTTCACCGGTAGGGCCACCCTTTTTCATGCTCTTGGTGTGCATACGGCTCTCGTGACCCTTGACTATTTTCTTAGCCTCAGTATCAGCAATCTGCTTTACTTTCTTCGTGTCCATCATTCACTCCTATGAAACCGTTACTGTACCAACACTTGTAACTCCAACCAAATAATTCGGAGTTAACGCTACGTCAAACTGACTTGCCCCGCCTACCGGAGCCCATCCCCACTGAATATCCCGTGAACCACCAGCAGGAAACCCGTTTACATTGTTACCCGAAGTCACATACGTTGTGTCTTTCCTCGGATTACGCAGTGCTTGCGGATCATCAACCGGGAATGTACCAAGCATTAATTGCGGCTGGTCGGGATCCCAACAATCAGGGCATACAAGCAGTTCATACTTCTTCTGCTTGATTATCTCTGTTTTTAGCTTCTTTAGCAGGAATTGTTGCCCGCAACGATCACATTCTGCAATCGCCTTTTTACCAGAAGCAAACCGATTACCCATTACGAATTACCAATAAACATCTGTCTTGGGACAAAACGTATAGCTGCCTTCTCGCGGTCTTCATCGGCGGCTAACTGCCAAGCTTCATCATACTGGGCTTTTAGAATTGGTAAGCGCTCCATGCCACCCGGTATCTTTTGGGCTACGTAATACGCCAGTCCCGCAATCATGCAAGGCAAAAACCTAAATGGCACATCCATTGTATTTACGCCGCCGCCAGCATCATCAATACGGCGCATACGCCAGTAGACAAATTGGTAGGTCGTGGAGTTGTCCGGTGTAGGCCAAAGCGTTACCCGTGGGATGTTCTGAATAGCCACCGCATCACCAGATGAATGCGAGGCGGCAGTAGTATTGTTCTGTCCACGGGCACAGCTATATAGGGTATTCCCTGATATGTATCCGTAGTAGATGGTTTCGGTGCCGACTAATATATACCCCGTAGCAGGTAAGCTGGTAGCAGACGTTACAGAAATAGTGGTATCTGTAGCTGTGATAGCGGCGCTTAGTGTGGTAACCGCCGCTGTAGTCTGGCCGTCAAGCCGTTGAAACCACATCTGTATTGGGCGAGCTTGCTGGAGTTTATTGGGGATCGTAGCGTAGGTGCTAACACTAATCCGCGTGATGGTGAGATCGGCTTGAGTAGACGCAGTGTTAGCACCAGTACGGATTACATGCTCTAGCAGGTCTACGGTGCCTACAGGGATAGGGTAAGTGTTCAACCCCGGAACCAAGTTAATAGTCCCCTGCTCAAACGTCCACATGTTTATGCCACGGTTTGCCCAATCGGCAAACATGATATTAAGACTGCGCCGCGCAGTACGCATGTCGTAGCCTGTGCGCAACTCGGAACCTGCACGTTCAAACGCTTCCTCGACTATCTCGCTTAAGTCGAGGTTGAAGGTAGCGGTTCCGGTAGTAGCCATTATCTAAATCCTGCTGTTTTCTTTGCTATGGTTTTGGGCTGAGCCACAAACTGTTTACCTGCCGCTTTGCCTGCACGCTTTGCTTTGGTGGTCGCTGCGTATTCAGCCGATGACAAAGATTTTATAGCAGCTTCAGGCAAATATCGCTCACCTGTTTTTGACGAAGGCTTTCCCGACTTGGTGCGCCATTTCTGGTCACCCCAGTTTTTAAGGGATTGCTGCGGGGCTTTCAATCTCTGTACCCTCCACCAGAAGCCGTGTACTTCTTAGCTACAAGCTGGGCTTTTCTCGCGCTCCATTGCCCCGCCCCAGTGCCTTGCGTAGCCGCAGCTTTAACCTGCGCCACAATCTTCTTACGTAAGCTAGGCTTGGTGTAGTTACCTGCGGCATTAACCGTACCCCCTTCAGCATATTGCGTAAAGTCAGTGTCGTCCCGACGGGGCAGCTTCTTGCCCTTTGGCATCTTAGAAGGGGAGATGGCTCCCATCCCCCGGCTGGCTCTCACAGCATCATTCCTCGGGTTTTACCGCGCTGGGCACAACCATCTGCACGGCTAGATGCAGAACCACCTTTAGCCATCTTCTTCACTGGCTCATCCACGGGCACAGAGTCAGGATACATCGGGGGCTTTGGCTTGGGTTTAGGCGCAGGTTTAGGCTTCTTGGCTACAGGCTCGTCTACCGGAGTAGCGTTAGGGTATTCGTAATCTTTAGCCATGATAACTCCTTAGCACATTTTGCCTTTGGTCTTGCCGCGTACAGCAATACCGTCAGCACGTTTGGATGCAGAACCTACTGAGCCACCTTTTGCCATACCCATTGCGCTACGGATACGTTCATTAACCGGCCTATCATCGTCTTCGCGGCGCTTACCCCGTGTTAGGCTACGTAACGCAGACATGGGGCTTGTAAGATCAGCTTTATCGCTTTGCTTGGCGGCTACGTCACGACCACTTCCGGCGTCTGATATTGACCCACCCGGTTGACCAAGTTTATTAGACATGGCAGGCATACGGGTTGATTCACCGCGACGGGTTAAGCCTTGCTGTTTATTCAAATAGTCGCGCAGGCTAAGACCGGATGCAGCAAGCTGTTCCTTGGTAACCATAGGCGTTTTGCTACCCGAAGATGCTTGTCCGGGACGCATTGGCATCTTGGTCGGGGCTTCTTCATCCATTTTTATAGTGGGCGCAGCTTTACCTGCGGAACTCTTTTCAGCAGCAGAGCGGATTTGCTCTTCTATTGAATCGTCGCTTTCGTAACCCTGTTTAGTGATAGCCATGATTTAGTCCTTAGCAGGCTTTGCCGCCCTTATTCATCTTAACCATCATACCTTTGGTTTTGCCTTTAGAAGCAATACCGTCAGCGGCTTTGTGCCCAGCAGCTAGGCCACCTTTAGCCATTTTCTTCATCGGCATTTCTGCTTTGGCTCCAGCTTTTTTCTTAGCTATCATTGCCATGAAAGGATTCATCTTAGCCATAGTATCACCACCTTTAGAAAATTTGCCTTTGTCGGCATCGTTAAAGTCTTTACCCACGGACTGTGGGACTCCTACCTTCTTGGCAAACTTTGGGTTGTTAGCCACCGCAGCCATGAAATTGTGTTGCTTTTTACTCGTCGATGGCACTATTTACTCCACCACTGAGCAAAATGAGTTAGCGTTGCCCCAAGCACGCCGCCTGCGCCTGCAATACCAATCAACACTCTCCAGCCACCTTTGGCTTCAGCCAACGTGGCGTTAATGCTGGTCAGCATTTTCTTAATCTCATCTATGTCCGAGGCCATCTTGTCCATATCAGATTGCAAGTGCGCAATGTCTGAGGCATGGGTAGCTAGTTCACGGGCAGTTTGTATCGCGTCAGTCATATCAGCATTTCCATCTAGCTAGTGAAGCGGCTTTCCGGGTTGGTTTGCCCTTCTCGTCTTTCATTGGCCCCGGCATACCCGACATACGGGCGCAGAACGACTTCTTACGGGGGCCACCTTCGGGCTGTGGAGCCTTTAGATTAGACCCTGTTGCTGCGTTGTACTTAGAGCGGCCTTTGGCAGTCAGCCCAGCCCCTTTAGAGACCGGCAACTTTTCACCACGACCAACTGCAAGGGATGGGGTTTTCTTCATGCCGCTGGTCCAATACTCTGCCCGTTATTGGCAATTAGCACCCCTTCAAAGATGGTACCGATAGCCAGACCTGCACCACTGGACTTGAACTGGAATTGAACGTCTGTTTTTTCAGCAAAGTTCAAAGGGAACTGCGCCGCAAACTCAAAGGTGTTCAGGAACGGTGCTTGTGAAACTATGTACTTGGTGCCCGCAGGTGACAGGGTTTGCGCACGGAATGTTGCGTAGACTCCAGATGTAACTGAAGTTGAGGACCACGCGGCAACGTGAGTACCATGCAGCGTGTAACCCGCTGGTACGGTATAGACTGACATGTTACTCTGCCCTGTATCAACCGCTATTTGCCCGTAAGTCACACTGTTGTTCTTAGCAGTGATAACACCAACTGGGTTTACGCTATTGGGCAAAACGTCCAACTGGTTTACACGGAAAAACAAAGTGGTCGTAACAACAGGCGTTGTGCCATTAAGAGTGACCGTCTGATTAATCGGGTTGTAGTTGGCATCAAGGCCGTAAATAATAATTTCTACTGCCGTATCCGAAGCTGATGTGCTAACAATACTCATCGCCACAGCGGAAGCTGGGTAAGTGTACGCGGCGGTGTTTTCCCACGCAGGGATAAACGCAGCGTTAGTAATAGACGCACTGTAACCAAACAAGAAAACGGACTTATGCCCTGTAATTTGCCCACGACCTACTTGTAGGTCAAACGGTTCGTATGTGCCAGTGCGTGTGACCGAAGAAACAACTGATGTTGCCATAATTAATCTCCTTTTAAAAAGGGGCCGAAGCCCCTTAGATTAATTAAGCAGAGGCAGGAAACTGAGCGCCGTCAGAGTTCGCAACCACATACATGATGGTGTACTGCACAGTACCAGCGGTCACTGCGGCAACCGTAGGGGTCATCGTAGCAACAATCTTCACATCTGTGGATCCAATGCCAACACCGTTAGGAGAAGCAGTAGATGCTGCACCACACCATGCGCCCAACTTAGCGGCAGCATTGCTAACGGCAGCGCGACCAGCGGTAGTTACATCAGTAGAAGCCCAGTACAAGGCGGCTGTAGTGCCATCACCAAGGCTTACGTTGGCTGCGGTTGATCCTGTAAACGCAACAGTGGTGTCGATAAAAATATCAACGATTTGAGCGCCAGCAGGTAACACGCAGATGGTGTCAGTAGTAGCCGAAGCGGCTTGGCCTGTGTAGTTCTTTTTGAACGTCTGGGAGACAACGGTTGCGCCGCAGTTTTCAATGGTGCCAACGGTAGTGCCGGTGGTGTTTTTAACAGTGCCGAGCAGCCAAGGGCCGAGATGAGTTGCGAATCCCATGATAATTCCTTACATACAAGTTAGGTACATCAATCGGTATGTCGTCTGCCGGGACAGTTTGATGCACCGGAAAACCCCGGAATAGCTGCAATATACACTAAAAAGAAAAGGGGCACAAGGCCCCTTTTCTCTATCCGATTAGGACGAGCCCGGCGAACCGAACATGCCCAGAGGATCAGACCAGCCGAAGCTGTAACGCTCACGAGCCTTGTAACGCACATTTCCGGTGTCAAAATCACCATCCATTGAGTTAGTCAGCGCAGTACGCTCGAAGTGCTTCATGCCGTTAGGAACGTCAGTACACAAGTACCAACCGTTTGTGTCGGTCAAGAAGTTGTTAACGGTGTAGCCTTCAGGGATTGAACCGTTGTTCTTCAAAGCGTTGATGTCGTTGTCGGTAGTGCCAACACGCAGGCTGGTCTCCAACAGACGAGTAGCAACGAATTGCAGAGCAGGCGGAATAATCAGCTTGCGGGGCTTGGCTGCGATTAACAGGCCGCGCTCATCAGTCCAAGCGGCGATCTGAATAACTGCGTTTTCCAACGAAGTCTCATTCAGGTCAGCATTGGTAGATGGGCGGTTGCTGTTTGTCGCACCGTTAACAAGCGGGTGAGCGGTAGAGAACAAGGGCACGCCGTCGCCGCCGTAGTACACGGAAGAGTTGGTGAAGCCGTTGTTGATAACCGATGCAGCCTTAACTTGCTTGGTGTACGCCATAGCGCGGGCCAGTGCCTTGGTGTAACGAGCCGACAGGGAGTCGTACAAGTTATCTTCCACAGCCTCTTCCGTGATGGAGAAGCCAAGTGCAATGGTTTCATGGCTGTACCGAGCGGTGAACGCTTCTTGCGCATTGTCATAAGCAATGGCAGAACCCTCGTTCTTCACTGGTGCAGCACTGAAGCCGGACAGCTTGGTTTCTTCTTCAAAGCTACGCTCCGATTTCTCGGTTTCGTAGATTTCCTTGTGTTGCTCACCGTAGCGGGCGTACTCCAAACCAAACAATGCGTTCAATCCGGGTAGCAACTCTTTAAGCAGTTGTGCGCGTGAAATAGCCATGATTTACTCCTTACAGGCCAACTGCGTTGGTGTGGCTGTGATAGCCGGGGTTGAGTTTCACAAGGATGTCTGTGAAGGCATCGCCTACAACAGAGAAACCTTGCATGTTGACAAAACCAACAACGCGGAATGCGGCGGTGGTAGTGACAGCGCTTGCGCCTGCTACAACAGATGCGGTGGAGTTGCCAGTAGAAGTACTACCGGTTGCCACTGCGCCAGTCGAGAAGAACACGTTTGCGCCCAAAGCAGCTTGCGTGACAGAGCCAGCAGACTGAACTTGGAACACAACGCCGGGATCGCTTACCACGTAGGCATTAATTACGCCAGTCGTACCCGTGGGGTAATACTGAGCATAAATCACTTGGCCTTGTGCGTTGATATACGAACAGCCAACAAACACACCAACGATACCGGTATTAGCCGTACCTGTGGGAAGTCCGTTAGTCGTCGCGTCAGCGCCGGTTGCGGTTGCTACTGCCAGATAGCCGTTTGCATTTACATATACGGGCGAACCGTTGTAAATACTCGAAGCTGTACCGGCGGGGTCGATGAGATAGGAGGTGGTTGCACCTGCATAAGGTGTACCACCCAACTCATTTACGGCTCGTAGGCCGTAGGGGGATGCTACTGCTGCCATTTAAGGACTCCTAATTACTTAACACCATTTCCAAATCCACCGCGTGTTACTGAAGACTTGCGGTCTGCAAATAACGGCATACGGGGGTCATTTTGTCGCATGAAACTATTATCCACCGAGTCCATCTGGTTTTGAGCTTCGCCATTGAAATAATCAGCCATAGCTTCTGCCTTCTCGGTAGGAATCTTGCAAAGCATGAGTCCACCAATTTCGACATTACCTGACTTATCATTACCAACGATCATAAGCTCTGGATGATCCTCTGCCTTTACCGGAACATACCCGTCACGCATTTTGCGTGACACGTTAGGCCGCATTACTTCTGCATTACCGTGTACCGCAGTCGCTATCCAGCGATATGTGTATCCGGGCTCAGGAGTAGGGTCGGGCAAAGAACTCGACGGTTTATAAACATAGCGAACAGATTTATCGCGGGTAGAAATATCACGGGGATCACGCGTTGCCATTTTGGGCCTCCAACTTTGCTACTTGTACAGCATATTGCTGCGGGGTTAAACCGAACTTCTTAGCCAGCGCTGCCGCTGTCCTCGTAATTTCGACTCGTTTTACTCCAGACGAACGTGTCGAAGGAGCTACCACAGATGCAGGTCGGCGACCTTCATTTTGGCTACGCCCGAAAACTTCGGGAAATTTACCTCGTATGCGAGCATCAATTTGCTCGTAGTAATCGTCCATGCGGGGGTCAATCCCCGAATTAACTAGCTTTTGGTGCAGCCCTAGTGAGTAGCTGGTAACTTCTTCAAACCCCTCAGCGCCGAACCACTGGTTTTTTGCCTGCCAGCGCAGTGCTTTTTCGTCGGGCTGCACCTGTTTGGGTGCGGGTTGTTGCGTTTGTACACTATCGCTGATGGTTTGTAAAGAGGGTGGGCGATAATTTTTTGCCGCTTCCAGACGAAACTTAGCGTCAGTCATTGCTTCCTGAGCCGCAATAATAGCATCGGTGTCAAAGGCTTCTTGCGCCTCTTTAAACTGACGGCGGGCTTTTTCCATCTCCCCTTCGGCTGCGCTAAGCGACGAAACGGCTAGGTTTTTTGCCCCATTTTCCGCGTAGCCTTTAAGCTGGCGGTTCTCGTTAAGCAGACTTTGGGTGAAGTCTTCCAGTTCCGCCTTTTCCCGCAAAACGGCTTCTTTGTTCCGACGCTCGTCGTGACGGGCGTGGGTAAGCTCCTTGATGCGTGATTTGACTTTATCTGAATATGACTCAATTTCTTCGTCCGTGGGGTCAGCCACTTCCCGATCCAAGGGTTTGCGGCCCCTATCTCGCTCTGGCGTGTCGTCAACAACATCTATTTCAATGTCGTCGTCTTTGGACAACACATCCACTTCAATCTTGTCTTCCTGCTCATCAGGAAATTTAAACTTGTCCATATATAACTCCTTTACGCACGGCTTAAGCCGCGTGGGTCTTGCACAACAGCATCAACTTGGTCGTCGTTGATGAGACGGAACTCCTTACCAAAGATTTTGAATCTTGTGCCGGTGTACGTACGCACCAATACAAAATCACCTTCTTTGCACCACGGCCCGGTAGGGAACTTGGCTTTGTCGGCATACGCATCCGCACCGACTTTCATGACAAACAACACCGTTGAGGCGTGTTCTTCTTGGCGCATACTGGCGGTATCTCTTACGAGATCCAGTGATGTTCCTGCAATCTTTTGATCGACTTCAGGCACAGCACACAGGATTTTCCACCCTTGTGGGGTAGGTAGCTGCGTGGCTTTTTCCTCGGCGGTTGCCTCGGGTTCAGGTGCATCCATTGGTTGGATGGGTTCAGGCAGTGCAAAAGCACCGGGGGACAGATCAATACTATTCATCTGAGTTTTCAGCTTTCTTTAGCAGGTCAAGGAGATAACGCTCTGCAAGGGCTAGACCCGAGATAACCCCACAGAGTTTTTGATACTCGTCAAAAGTGCGACACGCACCCCCCGCCATGTCGTCCGTATAGTTGTTCATGTCGGTGCGTATTTGTTCGCGCAATACGCGTGCGAAATCTTGGATCATGGAGTACTTTCTGGTTTAGCCACGTTGGCTACTGTTTGAATCGTCTCAATTTTCTGCTTCTGTCTGTCCTTTGCCATCTGCGCACCAAGTTTTATTCCGGCGTGCTCTTGGTCAAAAGTTTGCTTTTCCTGACTCTGTTTAATTTGCGCCCCCATTTGCATGCCTTTGAGTTGCATGTTCGCCTCAAACTCGCTTTGCTTAAGTTGGTTGGTATCTTGTTTTGCGGCGGCATCTATGGCGATGCGGGTCGCATCCAGTTTCATTTTGCCCTGCAACCCTGCTTGCTCCATCTGCAAACGTGTTTGATCTAACTGCAACCGTGCCTGCTCAAGCTGGGTTTTAAGCTGCAACTCGCCTTGTTTGATCTGCAACTCGCCTTGCTTTAGTTGCAACTCTTGCTGCTGCATCTGCACCAACGGGTCTTGGGCTTGCTGTTGTGATTGCTGCTGAGCTTGCTGCTGCTGGTTAACTTGCAGTGCTTGCTGCGCGGCTTGGGCAATCATCTGCGACAACGCCTGCTCAATCTCCGGGGCCATCTGCTCGTCATCCTTGGGCAAGGACATCCCCAGTTGCTCTTCGATTTGCTTGCGATACATAAACCCAGCATGCTCGGCTACGTGCGCCAAGAGGGCGGCACTCATGATTTGGGCTTTAGGGTTTTGACCAATGGCTTGCATTATCACGGGGTCTTGGGTCATACCCATGTGCACCGCTATGTGTGACTTATGGTCTTGGTGCAAGAACGCTTTGACTGGCTCACCCTTGAGGACGGCCATGTTCTCCCTGACAGGATCAACAGGCTTCATATCGTCGGGCATCGGCACGAGCTTGTCGGCGTTCTTTATCCCCAAAATCTCCAGCATGTTGCGGTGCAACTGGGGCAGGTTGTAAATGTCCGGTGCAGACTGGGCCATCTGCATGACCGCTTGGTACTGCACAACCCGCTGGCTTAGCGTTGCTGCATTGGGGTCACTGACAGGAATGACATCTACGTGGTCGTAGTCTTTTTTCTTGGCTTTTGGTGAACCGCCTTCGGGTGTGTAGTCGTACTTGTCTTCCGTGTAGTCACGAATAATTACGGACAAAAGGCGCAGTTCTTGCTTAAATGCGTAGTGCAGCCGCGCTTGCACAGCCGTCATTACCTTTAAGCTGCGCTCAAGAATTGCCAGCGTTGTGCCCACCGGGGCGTTGGCCGACATGTCGCTCACCTGCATATCTGCGGTGGATGCAAAGTTGCGCCCCTCTTGCACTACCTTATCTAATAGTGCTGCCAGAACCTGACTTGGCTCCTTGTACGGCAAGGGCATGATGTTGTCGCGCAACGCTCCCGAGCCAATATCTACATCGCGCCACTCGCCGGGGGAGATGGGGGTGTCATCGCCTTTAATCCGCAGACCACGGGCTTTGAGACCACCGGGCAAGTTTGATAGGGTTCCTGCGTCTATCAACTGGCGCATCAAGGATGTGGCCGACTTGGCAAACCCGCCGATCAAATGGAACAGGCCAAAGCCGTAGGCTCCAAAGCCGGGGATGTACTGGTAGTGTACAAAGTGCTGGCGCTTTAGTTTGAGCTTGTCGTCCTCCAACCAGTTACGCCGGATGGCAAGCACCGTGTTGTCGCCCTTAATCATGGTGACCACGTACGGCAGGGCGATGCCCTCATCGTCATCCTCGCCGTCTTCATCTTCGCTGTCGGCTTTGTCGTCGTACTCGCTCAAGTCCAAATCTACGTGGCACTCATAAAGCACATAGCGGTCATCGTTCAAATCCGTAAACCCGGTTTCCTTGTCCTTAGCTTTTTGGATGTTGGTGGAATCTTTACTGGGGTCAGGCAAGTCCACATCCAAATAGAACCCGGCTTTTTGCAGCTTTAGTATCTCGTTCTTAGTTTTGCGCATCACATGCGTGAGGCGGTAGCAGGTGTCCAAATCGGTTGCGCCATAAGGCAGCAGCATGTCCTCGGCGGGGATAAACGTAGAGACAGGCCGATTCAAACTGGGGTCAAAGTAGACCTTTTTAAACGCTGAGCCGGTAGCCGGTAGGCTCCACAGCATGCGTTCTTGCTCAGGCCGGAAGTCGCGCATAACCTCCGTCAACTCGTAGTTCATGTCCTCCTCAACCCGCGCTGCGGCCTGAGTTTTCTCAGGCGTTTCCTTACCAACGATCTTGGTACGCACAGGGCCAGAGGCCGGGAACATCTCCGTAATAGTCTCGCTTTGGAAACGCACAACCGCTTCGGTAATCATCGGGTGAAACACACCGCTGGCTCCGTTCCACGGCTCCGTGCGCTCTTCATACTGAAGGCCCAAGAGCTTCAAGCCCTCGGTGTACGCTTTCTCCCAGTCCTTGCGGCTCACGCTGTCATTGTCAATATCTGAGGACAAGTCCCCGGCTATCTTACTTAGTACACCATCAGCCATGTACTCCGCAAGGTTGTCACTAAAGCCTTCGTCCCCATCGTCTCCGGGTTTCAGGCTGATCTGCATGCCACCAATACCGATGGTCACTTCCTCGGGGTCAACAATATCAATCTCAATGGGCTCCTCATCTTGTGCAAGCGCGTCAATCCCCATTGGTTGTTGGTACAGGGCTTTGTCTACATTGGTTGCCATATCAAATCCTTAAAAACTCAGTAATACGCCGCACGGCGCTTGTAATAAGTGGGGTCGTCTTTTGCATCTGTGTTCAGCGTAATGAAACCGCCTTGGCGAAAACGCAACAACGCTTGGCTGGTAGTATCCACAAAGTCGTCATTATCACCGTTGGGGAACGAGGCTACTTCCTCAATCACTTCCCGCGCCCAACGCGTATCGGGAGCCCACACCATACCAGAAGCAAACAAATCGGCAATGGCGTTGACCCGTACTATCTTATCGTTGCCCCGGCTGGGGTTGGTTTCCTGCACGGGGATGTCCATCGCCCGCAATTCTTGTATCAACGGAGCACCTGCTGACTTTTTCTCCACAATGAACGCATCAGGCTCCCACTCCCTATAGTGCTTTAGCGCTGCTGCCTTGAGGTCGGGGAAGGTCATGCGGTCTTTAAACGCATCGAGCAAAATTATCTGGGCCTCGTCCTTTTCATCCTCGTTGTAGAAAATACCCCACGTTGTGCAGGCCGAGTAGTCCGAGTTGTTCTTTACTTCATGGGCCGTGTCCCACGACTGGATGATGTACTCACATTTGGGCGGCTCTTCGCGCTCCCATATTCTCCACAGTTTGCGGGAAATTATGGCGGCGGCGTTGCTTGTGGGCTGCTGCATGTACTGGGCGTTCCAGTACTGGGGGTCAATGGATGCCTTGGTGGTCTTTAGCTGCTCCAACGGCCACTGCTCCGGCCAAAGGGATTTCTCGTCCTCAGCCCCCTCGTTCAGTATGGCCGGTAGTTCTACGATTTCCCACGGCTCGGCGTCGGGATTCTTGGTCTGGTAGTCGATCAGCCGCCCGGTCAGGTCAAGTTTGCCCCAGCGCGTCATCACAATAATGATCGCCCCTCCGGGCATTAGGCGCTGCAAGGGGCCAGTTTGGAACCACGACCAAGCCGTGTCAAACGCTAGACGACTGTTGGCTTTTACGTCCTGCTCCGAGTGAGGGTCGTCTACGACGAACAAGTCCGCACCGCGACCAGCAAGCGCACCCCCCACGCCTGCGGCGTAGTACTGGCCTCCTGCGGAGGTACTCCATTTACCCGCGGCTTTTTGGTCGTCCGCGACCAAAGTATTAGGAAAAACTTCACAGTAGTCCTCGCCGTCGATCAGATTTCGAACCCGCCTACCAAAGTCTTCGGACAACCCAGCGGTGTGGGTTGCCATAATAATCTTCTTTTCGGGGTATTTACCAAGGAAGTACGCCGGAAACAGGTAGGAAGAGAACTCGGACTTGCCCATACGCGGGGCGATGTTGATAATCACCCGTTTTTTCTTGCCCTCAATCACATCAGTAAAGATTTTTGCCAGTTTTTTGTGGTGAGGCCCCACTTTGAACCCCGGATAGACCGCGTTGGCAAACCCCAGCATGTTAGTTTGCGCTGCCAAGAGCGTAGCGCGGCGCTCCCTGACCTCCAAATCCGCAAACAACTCCATTTTGTCCGCCACGGACATTGTAGGTAGCGCCCGCAGCAGCGCTTCAAGCTCAGGTTTTGTCAGGGAGGTGAGCTTATCCGGCGTCATGCACATCCGTCACTTCTTGAATGTCCACCACGCCCATAAACTTGGACAGCTTGTCTTTTATGCGTTGGTCAAGCTCGTTGTCGGTTAGGGTTTCTTTTTTCACCTCAATCTTGTCGGTGAACAGCCCAATCTCGGTCACTTTGCCCAACAGCCCAAGGGCTTTTAACCGGATGTTGGCGCTGGGGTTCTTGGTTTCCTCGACCAACTGGGCTACCGCGTAGCCGCGCAACTGCTGCGCTTGGTGAATAAACTCCCAATCGTAGGCGGTAAGCATGCCCACAATGTGTTGGACGGCCTCGGGTGTTTTGATTTGGGCGATGGTTGTGTGGGTGATCTGCGTAGGGGCGTTGGTGATGAGGTTGGCAAACGTGGAGCGTGCCGCGTCTTGGTTTAGCTGTGTGCTTATGGTGTCTGAATCTACCGCGCCCAGTTCTGCCAACCAGTCCTTGGTCTTGATTTTGGCGTCAAGCGCTTGCGCTGGAGTCACCTCGTCGGTGTCCAGTATGTGCTCCGAACTGTTGTTAAAAACATCCGGTTCAAATTCAATCAGGTGGTCAAACATGCGTAAGCCCTTGCAGCCTCGTTAGTGGAAGTATATACTCAGTTCCGGTGATTGTGCAAGTTTGCGCATTTGCTTCTCCTTGAGTGGGCTTGACGGCTCATTTTTAAACCCTTGGTTTGCGCCGAGGGTTTTTTTTGCTTGGTAATGTCTAACTTTAGACAAGAGGTTGTTTAGGATTTTTATAATTTTTGGGGCTGGGGTGATTTGGAAGATAGGGGGGCGTTATTGGAAAAATGGGTTTGCGGTTGCAAAACAGTGTTTATGGCTACGTAGCATAGCCTCGTCAATAAGGTTGGGTGGGGGTAGGGTACGGGTCGCCTTATACCACATAAAGAGGTCAAAAACACCCCTTCGAGTAAAATTTGGTTGTCGATGCGGTGGGGAATGGCTCTGCTGCACGGCATCAACTGAGACAACCTGTCTCACCTAGGAGAAATCAAATGGCTAAGTTCAACACTACTGCAATCACTAACGCAATCATTGCTGCACTCAATGCGGGGGACGCATTCGAGGCGCAGTTAACAACGTTACAGAAGCTGCTCAAGGGCGCAGAGCGCGAGGCGGTCAAGGCTATCGTGGCGCCCATCGTGGCGGCGCACTACGGCGAGACGTTTGCGGACGGCGAGTGGGCGGATAGCTTCTGTGCGGCAAAGCGCAAGGCCAACCGCATCATCAAGGCTATCGTGGGTGATGCAGCACCCAAGCAGGCCAACAAAGTAGCTGTGGACAAGAAACTGGTTAAGTCGCTTAGCAGCACCATCATTGAGGCGGGCCTGACCAAGAAGCAGTTTGACGCGTTGCTGTCCGAGTTGCGTGCATCTATCAGCTTTAAGTGAGTCAACCTGTCTCACCTGATTCCTGCGCCGGTACAGACAGCGGGTCTGGCTGGTGTTTCGTTTTGTGTCTAGCGAGTCAGCTTTTGTACTCGCTGGGCATTCCGCGCACGCCTCGTGCACTTTGTGACTGCTCAGTCACGTTTCATACTGGAGATTAAAAATGTCAAACGCAATCAAACGTCAACTAGCCCGAACAGTAGGCGGGCAAGACTTGTGGCCGCGCAAAAGCGTGGCGCATACCCTGCGCACGCCTGGGTTTTTCCCCTACTCGCCCACATGGGCGCGGGAGTATATAGCTAGGCGTTTGGGTAACGCACTAGCAACCCCATTAGGAAAAATACCTTAGGTGAGTCAACCTGTCTCACCTGTGTATGTCACAAGTGTGTAGAATTCGGCTTTTGCCAAATAGTCAAGCGCATAACATCAGCCGACACGCTTTTGCCACGCCTAAACCCGCGCCACATATAGGAATTCTCCTATATCATCCATCTATCTATATATATTTAAAACTAAAAAGGATAGGTGATACGTATAATGTGTGTAGACTTTTTTCCTCTCCCTGTTTTTGTTCTACACAGTTTTTACGTACGCTGTCTCCCTGAAGCTTTCCGTTTTCCATATAGATACCTGCCTGATATAGCAAAAAACCCTTATAAATCAACGCTAACTGCTTGGCAAAATGCTAGGCTGTTGTAGTTATGAGCTTGACTATTTGGCAGAAATTTGTCTAACGGTTCGCCAACTGCCGTCTCAGTTGGCACTTTCGGAGAATAAACCATGCTAAAACTCACCCACATCCGCGAAACAGAACTCGCTAAGCTGCGCAAACTGCGCGACGAGATAGCCACGGCTACCAACTACGCCAAGAAAGAGAAGCTCCGCCAAGCGCGGGAGCAGGACGAGATAGACGCCTACAACTGGAAGTTCTACACACTTAAAACACACACCCAGCCACGCCGTGGTACAGGCGCACGCTAACCACCAACCCAAGGAGAAACCAAATGACTACCATCATGTACCGAGAACGCAGGGAGGTAAACACCGACCCGCAAAGGCGCTGCTACAACGGAGCCTACTTCAGTTCTGAGTTGCGCTGGACTGACTGGGGTGTACTCGAATACACAACGCCCGAGAAAGTCGAGCGCCGCCTGCAATTCTGGCGTGAGCTAAATGACTACGCCGTAAGCGCCCGAGGCGAGAGCGCCAAACGTGAATTAAAACTAGGAGAAACCCAATGACCACACTCACCGGCCACCAAATCCCAATGGCCCAGCTACTCACGCTGCGTGCCATGCTCAAGCTCGAACTCAAAGGGATGTCCCGCAGTCGAGCGCCCTCAGCCTACTCGATGCTCAAGAAGATGGGCTACAAGGGCACGCGGCAGGAAGTCCTCGCCCAGCTTGACGCTGCGCGGGCTGACATCCTGTCCATGCATATCAACTCAGACTAAGTGAGACAAGCTGTCCCACCAAACGGTTCGCAGCGTGCCGTCTCACGCTGCACTAGAAACTAGGAGAAGTAAACATGAGATTCAGCAGAATGACACCAGAGGAGCGGGCTATCTATGACCGCCAACGGGCAGCGCACCGCGCTAGGAATTTGCTCGATGCAATGCGTCGCCTACGAGATGTGCTGTACTACAGCCGGACATGGCATCAACGGGAGCAGATAGATTCAGGCCATGATTGCCATCCGGCCATCGAGCACGCTATCTACGATGCTGACCCTGCCAACTGGCATCTGTTGGTACTGGAGTGGCCTCACGTATCGGACGAGGGCAAGCACAAGATTGCCTACACACGGGACGAGCGCTCCGGCGAGGCAAATCGGCAGGTCGTTACTACTGTGGGCAAGTACCTGACGCGCCACTTCCCCACGCTGTCCAGCAACGTCATCCGCGACATCGCTGCCAAGTATGCGCCGGGGCAATGCAGTTTTGTGCACACCACATCGGAGATGGTGCACGCCATCGAGCACGGGCCAAGCTCGTGCATGGCTAAGGACAGGGACAAGTTCCCCGATGACCGCCATCCTTATGAGGCGTACTCACCTGAGCTTGGCTGGCACATGGCGCTGTACATGGAGAGCGGGCAGGTCACAGGCCGTGCGCTGTGCAACGAGAAGTACTTTGTGCGCTCGTACCGCAGCGGCTCGGGCGGGTACTCAAGCTGCGATGACAGGCTTGAGGCGTGGCTGCGTGATGAGGGCTACACCAAGACCGGCTCGTGGTCAGGCTATCGGCTCAAGAAAATCAAGGTGCACAACAACTGCGGGTATCTTGCACCCTACCTTGACGGCACACATAAGTACGTGACCGGTGACTTTGAGATAACCGATGACAACACCGATGCCGAGTGGGAGTTCACCAACACGGATGGCGATGCCGACCCGATAAACGGTGAGACTTGCGCTGACTGCGATGACCGCATACGTGATGGCGATGGGCACTGGACAGGTGCGCATGAGGACTGCCATGTGTGCGAGCATTGTCTCAACCACAACTACACCTACGTGTATGGGCGCAATGGCAATCAGTATTACCTACACGACAGCAACGACATCGTCCGTGTTGGTGACGAGAGCTACGATGCTGACTACCTATCGGACAATGACATCGTGGAGCTTGCCGATGGTGACCACGTGCATATGGATGATGCGATATTCATTGACCGTATGGACGAGTACCATGCCGTAGATGACTGCGTGCACTGTGAGCACAGCGGCGAGTACGAGCTAGCGCGTGACTGTGAGCAGCTTCGTGATGGCGAGTGGGCGCATGAGGATGATGTGTGGTGCTGTGAGCACAGCGGTGAGTACTACCTTCAAGAGGAGGAGGACATCCAGTACGAGACCGAGTGCGGCAAGACAGTACACATTGACTACGCACACTTCTACGCCCCTGAACAAACCGAACTACCTTTGGAGTAAATTATGACCAAGCAATACAAAAACATCCTTCACAAGACCCTAGCGCGTGCGCTATCCCTTGCCCGCCCCCATGCATCCGTCACTACGATGGAGTTCACTACGTGGATATTCAAACATCTACCCAAGCACCTGATGGGCGCTGCATGGCTGGACGCGGCGGGTAATCTGCACATCGACGCACGCACACAAGACCACCACCGCACGCTGTTCACAGCACACGTGGACACAGTACATCGCACACCCGGCGCTAACAAAATCAGGAAGACCGCTACCAAGTGGTATGCCGATGGCGCAGCGCTTGGTGCGGATGATGGCGTGGGCTGTGCGCTACTGATGCACATGCTGCATGCTGGCGTGCCTGCTTACTATGTGTTTACTCAGGGCGAGGAGTGCGGCGGCATCGGGGCTAAGCACATCGCAGACAAGCACAAGGACTTGCTTGCCCAGTTCGACAGGGCTGTGGCGTTTGACCGCAAGGGTACGGATAGCGTCATCTCACACCAAGGCTGGGGCAGGTGCTGCTCGGATGCGTTCGCGCAGGCTCTAGCCGATGCGCTCAACGCGACCAACGACAACCTGATGTATTCCCCTGACGACACGGGCGTGTACACAGACACCGCTGAGTTCACCGACATCATCCCCGAGTGCACCAACGTCTCGTGCGGGTACTACTTCGAGCACACTGCCAAGGAGGAGCTTGACATGATTCACTTTGAGCAGCTTGCCGCTGCCGTTGTGCTGATTGACTGGGACATGTGTCCCACCGAGCGTGACCCCAAGGTCACGGAGTACAAGGATGACGGCTACGCCGAGTACATGGGCAAGTGGAACACCATGTCTACCATGTGGGATGCCAAGGATGACAAAGGCTACGACACTAGCTACCTCGCAGGGCTTAACTTCACGCACCAAGAGGAGGAGTTATACGAGGCGCTCTTGGATGCCGAGGTTGGGTTCAAGACACCGCTTGTCACGCTGATGGCCGAGTCGGTCTACCCCGAGGACTGCAAGCTAGCCAAGAAGTTCATCAACAAGGGCAGGCTCACGCCCGAGGCGGTGCGTGATGCCATAGACATGCTCGGCCAAGCTGACCCTGATGCCATCCTTGCTACGTTATTTGATGCGGCATACGCCGAGTAAGGGAGGGAACATTCATGCAAAGAGACCCAAGACCCGAAGAAACCCGTGAGGCCATCCGCAAGGGCTTCATCAAAACCATGTGGAGCACGCTTGCGCGCCCTTTGGAAGCTACCCTACGTACGCATCGTGCAAGGGTCGGTCGCTATGAGAAAGCCGCCCAGCGCGAGGGCTACACCAGCTACGCAGCGCAGTTCACTACGCCGCCTGCCAAGCGCAAGCTGGAGGTGTACCAAGCGTACGTAGCCCTGTTGGAGAAGCTGCTGGACAGGATGCGCAAGTACAAGGACAAGGCGGACAAGACGCCTGCTGCCGTGGCGATAGAGAAGGAGATACCCAACAACGGCAGAAGCTGGGTGGACTGGATACCTACAGAGATAAAGCTGACATTTACCGATGCCATAGCCTCGGTGCATGAGTTCCCCGACCTGCCGATAGTGGCGTTTCCAAACAAGGTAAAACCACTTGCGCTACCAACACCACGCCCAAGCCAGAGGACTAAGAGGCCAGTATCAAAGATAGAGTTAATCAGGGATGAGTGCAAGAGACTAGACAGGGACTACCTACTGGAGCCAACGCCTGAGAAGGCAGCGGTGATAGCACAGAAATCCGCTGAACTAGCACAAGCCAAGCTCGACAAGAACCGAGCCAACGCCGCCAAGCAGTATGCCAAGATAAAGGCAGAGCGCGAGGCACTTAAAGCCAGACTAAAAGGAGAAATGAAATGAACTACGACATCAACACCAAGGACGGCATGGCCAACTCAGTGGTATGGACTGAGCGCCTGTTCGCGCTACTGAAAGAGGGTGGCGTATGGGGCATCCCGCGCAGCGAGACACTTGTCAGGGTTTACCCTAGCAAGAAGGAGGTAGTCATCACCGATGGGTTGATGTTAGAGGAGAGCCTGACCCGTGTCATTGAGGCGATGGGCTGGACGATAGTTAAAAAATAATTGTCAAGCAATAGACAAAAGGGAGCTTTTTCCGTTACACTATTTTTCCAAACAAACTTCATAGGAGAAGATAAATGACAGATATTAAAACCGCACTCAGCCAAGCAATGAGCGATTGGGACGAAGCTGTTGAGCCACCTAAAGCGCACCTGTTCAAGACGACCAACAACGTCACGCGCAGTACGTTCAACGAAGTCAGGGACAACCCCGGCTTTACGAGAAAAGTAATCCTTGCTAAGCTGGAAACCAAGGGGTTCAAGCCAGCCTCGACCACCAGCATACTGTCCCAGATGATTAAGCAACGCCTTGTCCGCGAGGAAGATGACGGTACGCTACACGCCAACTTCAAGGAATACATGCCACTCAAGGCCACATCAAAGCCCAAGGTGAAAGTGAAGGTCAAGGCCGAGCCGAAAAAGCCCTATCAAGGGCCAATCGAAGCCGCGCCACAGCCGCAGGCTATGGGGATAACCAAAGACCAAAGTGTGTGGACTAATACGCGCAGGGTCGTGGACATTGACGAGTGGCTAAGCGAAGTGCCGCTGATGCAAGCGCGGCTTGTGTACATGAGACTTAAAGAAATCTTTGAAGGAGAAAACAAATGAGAAAAGTACGATTCATGGAGTTGATGAAGGAGCCCTTCAAGAAACCCACGCCCCTTGAGATGATTGCCGCTGAATTATCAGACGCACACCTTGAGAAACTAAACGCTGAAACAGCAGTGGAGTACGCACAATCAATCGTGGACTACAACGTGACTCGAATCACGCGACTTAACTCACGTATGGATGAATACCGCAATGATGTTGACGCTACGAAAGTAGGAGGTACAAAATGAAAGACACACGAGAAACCGCAAAAGACTACACCGATTGGCACATCAAAACAGGCGGCTTTGCAAGGGACATGACCCTGCGTGACTACTTTGCAGGGTTGGCTATGCAAGGAATTATTTATGAGGGTGCAGAGTCATCAGTTGAAGTTGCAAACTGGGCGTATGGAATGGCAGACACGATGCTTAAGGAGAGAAACAAATGAAAACTACATGGCGAAAACTACTTGTGGGTGCGATGGAAGAAACAAACGAATCTTTTGCCGACATTGAAAGCAGCACTTTGACAGAGGCGCAGCTAGACACAAATTTTGACAACGGTTACGGCGGTTCAGAAGGTGTGCCGTTTACGGTGTGGACAAAAAATTACATTTACTTCCCCGGCGTATACGACGGAGCAGAGTGGGTGTCATGTGTTCCCCGCAATCCAAACGGTCATGCAACTGAACACGTTGGGGGTCAATAATGAACTGTTGTAACGACATAGGAACTTGCACCCAAGGGCGTGACTGCCCTATACGCAAGCAACGCCAACAAGAAACCAATGATGCGTACATCCAAAGTGGTTGGGGCAAAGTTGCTGACCCGTATGGCGATGTTGCTGATACCTTCAAAGCGCTGCTTGCTTTTATAGCTGTTACCGCAGCAGTAACGCTGCTGGCTTTTATATTGTGGGGGAAGTGATGAACGAACGAATTAAAGAACTGGCTGAACAGGCTGGGTTTGAAAGAATTAAGCATACAAATGAAGATTGGGTTTGTTTCTCGGAAGAAATAGAAGCCTTTGCCGCCTTGGTAACAGCAGCAGCCCGTGCCGATGAGCGTGAGGCTTGTGCAAAGGTGTGCGATGAGTTGCCAGCACCTGACATATACAACAACACAGACAAGTCAATGTGGGATGTGACCTGCATTGATTGTGCTACTGCCATCCGAGCAAGGGGAACAACATGACCGGATTTGACAGCAAAAGAAAAGCGGCACTGGACGAAGAGGGGATGTACCTTGTGCATCAAACAGCACAGCCAGCACAGCAGGAGCCTTGCGGTTGGCAGTTTTATCAAGATGGTACGTGGCACAACGGCATGGAAACAAGCAACCACAGAGCAAACACAGAGGCTGCTGGAATACCTGTGCGTAACGTTTACACCACCGCAGCACAGCCAGTAGGCCAAGCGCCATGCGTCCGGCATTGCGAGTCCACGGCATTCCAGATTGTGATTCTCGGACTCAAGGTCGACATTGAGCGCTTGAAAGCAGCACAGCGCACATGGGTTGGGCTGACGGATGAGGAAAAAGGATTTTGTGCGGCCCCGACTTATGTTGAAACGGTTGTAAGAACTGAAGCCAAACTCAAGGAGAAGAACACATGACTAGAGAAGCACTGAAGCTGGCGCTTGATTTGGCTACTACCCCACCACAGCGCCCGTGGGCAGGTAGCGGCGACCTTGAGGATTCAAACGCTTATCAGACCCCACCCGCACAGCCACCACAGCGCACATGGGTAGGGCTGACGGAAGAGTACAGAAAGCAGCTAATTCATGAAGGTTGGTGTGAGTACATAGCGGGTATAGACGATGGAAAAACTTTTGGCGAATGGATGTCAGTAGCAACCGAAATTAAACTCAAGGAACTTAATCATGAATAAACAAGATGCACTGAACCTCATCAAGCTGCTGTCCGCGCTTGATTCTTGGTCTTTTAGTACAAAGACCCCGTTTCCCGAATACTTAACTGAAGACCTGTGCGTGGCGGTAAAGAAGTTGGAAGCAATTGTGTTGGAGAAGAACACATGAACAAACAATGCAAATTTAAAGTGGGTAAGTACAACTGCGGCAGCTACGCATTTAATCTATACAAAGAGAAGATTGACCAAGGCGATTACTGTGACCACCACTACTGGCAAGCAAAAGCACAGCGCACATGGGTAAGCCTGACAGACGACCAGATAAAAGAAATCGTTGGGCCGTGGGGCGACACACCTATCAAGGGGTATACCCGCAAACTTATTGACCAAATTGATGCCAAGCTACGGGAGAACAACACATGATTCCCTACAACAACGACACAAGAGAATCCTATATTGAGCGCATGAAGGCACACTACTTGGAGTTAGCAGAGAGATTCCACAAGCTTGGTTATAGCTATCACGTGTGGCTACACCTGTTTACATGGGTTCAGTGCGAAGAATTCTATGGCGATCACTGGGATAAAGTAAAGGAGAAAAACGCATGATTGAAGTTGACGACCTTGTTTACATCCACGAGTCATACGGGCCATTACCTAAAGACTTGTTTGCTGTTGTCACGCGGGTAGCGCACCGTTTACCTGCGCTGGACGACAGATACCCACCTGTAAGCGTGGAGCTATGGGTATTCAAGCAGGAGCCAAAAATCAGTAGCTGGTATGAACCTGAACACTTAACAATTCTGGAGAAAAAATATAACAACGGTGGCAACGGAGTCACGAACTATGCGCATCTATTAATGGTCAAATGTTTTAACGAGGAATACGACAAACAATTGGAGAAAAAATATGGATGAAGACGACGATATACAAGTCTATGCAGCGGACACAGCAATCGTGCAAACACTACTGCCCAAGCTGTACTCAATCATTGACCGACTGCTGGACGGGCAGGACAAGGCGCTGGTCATCGAAGCCCGCAGGGTGTTACCCAAGGCATACAAAAACTCGTTTGAGAAAGCAAAAAGTGCATAAGTCAAACCACCAATCCATAAGGATGCTGCTACAACAGTACCATGACGGCCTGACTAACTCTGAGATAGCAGAGCGGCTGGAAAAAGATGCTAGTCATACAAGGCATGCGCTGTCAAAAATGCCCGATGTGTACATAGACCGATGGACATCCCGCCGAAAACAATGGACTGCTGTGTGGTGCGTAGTAGTGCCACCGCAGAACTGCCCTAAACCAACGGAGAAACCCCTTGACCGAACACGAAACCAACCTACGAGACTTAGCAGCAATGTTCGCCCTAGCTGGGCTCCTTCAACGTGACCGGGAGGGGGAGGACATAATCCCCACCGCGTTTGCTTTAGCGGATGAGTTCATGCAGGCGCGAACCCCACAAGACGGCATAGCCGCACTCAAACCTAAACGAAGGAAACCAAATGAGCAAGACTAAAGACATCCCCAACTTTGCAGCTTGGTCAAACAAGAACCTAGCTGACTTCGCAACCGAGGCGTACATCCGCATGCAAGAGATGCAGGAGGAGAACGAGCACTTGAAGCTGGACGCCAAGGCCGCGCTGGAAGCGGCGCGTAGGGCGATGGTGGAGGGTAGCAAATGACCCCCGAAGGTCTTGTCAAGAAAACAATTAAGGCAGTGCTGTCGCACTACAAGGTCTACTACACCATGCCCCTTGGGGCTGGCTTTGGGGTGGCCGGTGTGCCTGACTTCTTGTGCTGCGTCGATGGCGTGTTCCTAGCGGTGGAGGCCAAGGCAGGCAAGGGTAAGACCACAGCGCTGCAAGACAGGCAGCTTGCAGCAATACAAGCGGCGGGGGGCCATGCACTGGTCATCCGCGAAACAAACATCAACGAACTAGAGGAGAAACTGATATGGATAACACAGAATTCAACCGCATTGCGCAGGTAGTAGAGGAGTGCATTGAGGGTATGTCCGCTACGCGGGTCACTGCCATGCTGCAAATGTTTGAGCGCGTGGCCTTGGCGTTTGCCAAACAAAACGGCGGCATGCTTACGCTGGAGGTGATAGATGACGGGGTGCTACTCTCTTCCATTGACCTTGACGAAGCCGAAGTTATGGAGATGGTTGGGATGCTGGCTATCAAGATGCACATGGAAGTTATGGGCGGTGCGCCTGCCAAGGAGATGTTTAATTGAGCGCTCCCTACGACCGCATACTGACCATCGACTTTGAAACGTACTGGGACAGCAAGAGTTACACCCTATCAAAAATGACAACTGAGGAGTACATACGTGACGACAAGTTCTTGGCTTTCGGAGCCTGCATACACGAGTTTCGGAGTGACCGACCCACACAGTGGTATCGAGGAGGTGACGAGCTTCATAGAGTCCTATCAACATACGACTGGGGACGAACCGCAGTCTTGGCACATAACGCCCAATTCGATGTCTCCGTCCTCTCTTGGCGGTATAACGTCAGACCCGCGTTTATCTTTGACACGCTATCAATGGCGCGTGCTCTTCGCGGCGTGGAAGTTGGCAACAGTCTCGCCCGACTTGCGGGAGATTTTGGTCTTCCCCCAAAAGGAACAGCCGTCTATAGTACCGATGGCCTCACTCACATCTCGGCTGATACGGAAAAAGAACTCGCTGATTACTGTGCGCATGACGTATTCCTGTGTGAAGAAATCTTCCAACGCCTCGTTGCGGGCTACCCTTCGTCGGAACTACGCCTCATCGACATGACGCTGAAGATGTACACCGAGCCGGTGTTGCAGCTTGACAAGCTCATGCTAGTGAACGCCATCGAGGAAGAGCGCGAGATGCGCGAGGAGTTGTTGGCAAGGTTGAACGTGACCGATGCTGCGCTGGCAAGCAACGGGCAGTTTGCGGAGTTGCTTCGCACCCTTGGTGTGGAGCCGCCGACCAAGAAGAAAAAGCCTACGGTAAAAACCCCTCACCCCAAGGGTGTCAACTTTGCATTTGCCAAGACGGATGCCATGTTCCAAGCCATGCTCAACGGGAGCAACGAGGATGTGGCGCTGCTGTGCTCGGCTAGGCTCAAGGTCAAGTCAACGACTGAGCGCACACGGGCGCAGAGGTTTTTGGAGATTTCCCAGCGTGGCCCGCTGCCTGTGCCGCTTAGTTATTACGGAGCCTTGTCCGGTAGGTGGACTGCCAGCAAGGGTAGCGCTATCAACATGCAGAACTTAAAGCGTGGCTCGTTCCTGCGCAAAGCAATCATGGCTCCCGAGGGGCATCAGTTGGTGGTAGGTGACTTGTCGCAGATCGAGCCGCGTGTACTGGCGTGGCTGTCTGACTACGAGGAGATGTTGGACATCTTCAGATCAGGCGCTGACCCGTACGCTGCCTTTGGTGCGCAGATGTTTAATATACCCGGCATGACCAAGGACAGCCACCCTGACCTTCGGCAGTCTGCCAAGTCTGCTTTGCTGGGCGCGGGGTATGGGCTAGGCTGGGCATCGTTCGCGCAGCAGCTTCTGACGGGGTTCCTTGGCGCTCCGCCTGTGCGCTACAACAAGGACTTCGCCCGCAAGCTAGGGGTGGACAGCGCGTACGTACAGAAGTTCGTGGACTGGGATGACAACATCAAGAAGATGGAGGAGATTTCACACACTTGCACCGCCAAAGAACTACTCATCCACTGCGTAGCGGCCAAGAAGATCATCGACATCTACCGCAGCACGGCGCACCCCGTGGTATCCTTTTGGGACATGTGCAGCGGCCTCATCGACTCGGCGCTTGCGCAGGGGCGGGAGTTCAGGTATAAATGCCTTGTGTTCAGGAAGGGCGAGATCGAGTTGCCCAACGGCATGAAGCTCCTGTACCCTGACCTGCGCCAAGTCAAGGACGACAAGGGTAGGAACCAGTGGGTGTACGGGCAGGATGCCACCAAGCTGTATGCTGGTAAAATAACGAATAATGTGGTGCAGGCAACTGCCCGGATTGTGATGACCGATGGGATGCTTCGCGTAGCAAAAAGCTACCCCGTCAAAGGTACAGTGCATGATGAGCTTATAGCCGTTGTGCCCGATGCCGAAGTAGAAAACGCTAAGACTTGGGTCTTGGCGCAAATGACTATGGAGCCACGGTACATGCCGGGGATTCCGTTGAACGCTGACGGTGGTGCGCACCGTAGATATGGACTAGCAAAAGGATAGGAGAAATAAATGGCAACAAAAGAAAGAACCCAAATCCCACGGCGTATGCGTGTGGGCAAGCGGATGTACTCGGTAGAGGTAGTCGAGGCTTTGATCGACAAGAACTGTATGGGGCGGGTAAACTACCAAAACCGCAACATCCAGATTGCAACGCACCATTCCCCCGGACGCAAGATCGCAGGCGCTGACATCCGTGATTCGTTTTGGCATGAGACTATTCACGCCATCTTGCACGACATGGGTAGGGATAACCTGAACCGTGACGAAGCGTTTGTGCGCGGGTTTGCATCACGGCTTACACAAGCCATTGACTCAGCGAGGTTCTAAATGAAAGTAGTGTCGTGGAGTCATAGCGCTCTCAAGGATTACGAGGGATGCCCCAAGCGGTATCAAGAGATCAAGGTCTTAAAGAACTACCCGTTTACTGAGACTGAGGCCACAAGGTACGGCAATCAAGTCCATGAAGCCATCGAGATGTACATCCGCAACAACACGCCTGTGCCCGCTGCCTATGCGCAGTTTGTACCCGTGGTAGATGAATTACTAAAGAAGCCCGGACGTAAGCTAGCGGAGCAGCAGATGGCGCTGACAAGGGAACTCAAGCCATGTGATTGGCGAGCAAAAGATGTGTGGGTGCGTGGCATCGCGGACTTGCTTATCGTTGACGACGACAACATGACGGCATGGGTTGTGGATTGGAAAACGGGCTCGGATAAATACCCTGACCGCGACCAGCTTAAACTTATGTCGATCATGGTGTTCGCACACTACCCGCACATCCGCAAGGTCAACTCAGCGCTGTTGTTCATTGTCAAGAACAGCATGACCAAACATAGTATGACTTTCGATCAAGCCGAGTCCCATTGGTGGGACTATCGTGAGCGTGCTGCGCGTATTGAGCAAGCCCATGAGACAGGCGTATGGAACGCCAAGCCTTCGCCGTTATGCCCGTGGTGTCCGGCCACCACTTGTGTACACCACCCTAAACATTAGGAAGGAACATTCATGCCTTACAAAGACCCCAAAGATCGCAGCACGTACCCAGCGTATGCGCAAAAGCCAGACGTTATAAAAAAGCGTGCAGCGCGTAACAAAGCGCGGGCCATCATGGAGAAAGAAGGGTTGGTGCATAAAGGTGACGGCAAAGACGTTGACCACAAGAAGCCCGTCAGTAAAGGCGGCAGTACTGTGCGAAGTAATCTGCGCGTCAAGTCGGCCTCGGCCAATAGATCGTTTGCTCGTAATAGCGATCACACAATCAAATAATTACATGAGAAGCAAATGCAAATCGTTGATGACAAAGCAATACTCCTAAAGACCAGAAACCCCGACAAATACGCCATCATCCCCAAGCACAAAGTCATTAGCGAAAGCAATGGCACGTACGAAGTATTGGTGTACTGGGGGCTGGAGGAGGTTAAGGTACTACGCAACTTGGGTGTGAAGGATGCGCCCTCACCAATCGTCAAGCGCTATAGCTGGCCCGGACGATACAAGCCAATGGATCATCAGCGGGTTACCTCTGAGTTCCTGACGCTCAACCGCAAAGCCTTCGTGTTCTCTGAGCCGGGTACGGGCAAGACACTATCGGCGCTGTGGGCTGCGGACTACCTGATGAGCATAGGCAAGGTACGCCGCGTGCTTATCCTGTGCCCGCTCTCGATCATGCAGTCAGCTTGGCTGGGGGACTTGAGCAACAGCATCATTCACCGATCTGCCGTTGTAGCGCACCATGCGCAATCTAGCCGCCGTATCGAGATGGTGCAGCAGAACTACGAGTTCGTCATCACCAACTACGATGGGCTGAACCTGATCGCTGACGAGGTACGTAAGGACGGGCGCTTTGACTTGGTGATCGTGGATGAGGCCAACGCGTACAAGACGCAGACCACACGGCGCTGGAAGGCGCTAGCGTCCATCCTGACCCCTGACACCCACCTGTGGATGATGACCGGCACACCGGCCTCGCAGTCCCCCGCCGATGCGTACGGGCTGGCTAAGCTGGTCAACCCCAACAACGTGCCCAAGTTCTACACCGCATGGCGCGATATGGTCATGAACAAAGTCACCATGTTCAAGTGGGCCGCTAAGCCCAACGCCGTTGACACCGTGCACACAGCGCTCCAGCCAGCCATCCGGTTCACCAAGGCGCAGTGTTTGGACTTACCCGATGTGCTGACCACCACCCGCCTTGTGCCCCTGACCCCGCAACAGGCCAAGTACTACAACTTGCTCAAAGAGCGCATGACCGCCACTGCCGCAGGGGAGACAATCACAGCAGTCAACGCTGCTGCCAACCTCAGTAAGCTGTTGCAAATCTCGTGCGGCGCGGTGTACACCGATGACAAAGACGTTGTGCAGTTCGATGCTGCCCCACGCCTGTCGGTGCTGGAAGAAATACTGGAGGAGACGGACAGGAAGGTCATCATCTTTGCGCTGTTTCGCTCCAGCATCGACACCATCCACCAACACTTGCTAAAGAAAGGCGTAGCGGTGGAGTGCATCCACGGCGGGGTTACGCCCAACAAACGGGCGGACATCATCCGCCGATTCCAAAACGAGAAAGACCCACGGGTCTTGGTGCTGCAACCGCAAGCATCGGCCCACGGGATAACCCTAACAGCCGCTGACACCGTTGTGTTCTTCGGCCCCCTGATGAGCGTGGAGCAGTACATCCAGTGCATTGCCCGTGCTGACCGCAAGGGGCAGAACTCCGATAAGGTCACAGTTATCCACATAGAAGGTAGCCCGGTGGAGAAGAAGATGTTCACAGCTTTGGCCTCCAAGGTTGTGGATAACTCGCTGCTCACCCGTATGTTTGAAAGTGAAATAAATTCTTAAGAAAGGAGTTGCAGGCCCAGAAAATTCGTGTAGACTGTCAAGTCTTAGACAAAACAACAGGAGAAGTAAATGACTGAAATCACCGTCCCAATGGACAAGCTAGCTCGGATTTATCGTAAGATAAAAACCGAAATCGACACGCTAACGCAGGAGTACGACAACAAGTTGGAAACTTTGAAAGCGCAACAAGACGAACTCAAGTTCGCTATGAAAGATCAGATGCAGGCGCTTGGCGTCAAGTCTGTGCAGACTGCCTTTGGAACCGTAGCCATGATCCACAAGACGCGCTACTCCACACAGGACTGGGACTCGTTCAAGAAATTTATTGTTGAACATGATGTCGTAGACCTGTTGGAGAAGCGTATCGCGCAGACCAACATGGCTAGGTTTTTGGAGGAGAACCCCGGCTCAGTGCCACCCGGCCTGAATTCGTTTTCGGATTTTGAAATCCGCGTAACTAAACCAAGTAAGTAAGGTATTAACCATGAGTAATGTTTCTATTTTTTCCGCTTCGAAAGTCCCCGCTTTCGCCCGCAACAATGAGTTGTCTGCCACGGCCCGTGCCCTGACCGGCGGCGGTGCAGCCGGTGCTACTGGCAAGCGCATCTCCATCAAGGGTGGTGTGTTTCGTTTGATCGACGGCGGCAAAGAACTTGCCGCAATTGACGAGCGTCATTTGGATGTTGTCATCATCAAGGCAGCGCCCGAGGTGAGCCGCCAGTTTTACGCCGCAGCGTACAACGCCGATACTGTGTCCGGGCCTGACTGCACCAGCAACGATGGTAAGACCCCGGATGCTTCGTCTAAAAACAAGCAAGCCGAGACATGCATGGCCTGTGCGCAAAACCAAGCTGGCTCGGGCCAAGGCAACAGCCGCGCTTGCCGCTACTTGCAGCGTATGGCTGTGGTGCTGGCTAACGACATCGAGGGCTCGGTGATGCAGTTGACGCTGCCCGCTACGTCGATCTTTGGTAAGGAGCAAGGTGACAAGCGTGCCCTGCAAGCCTACGCCCGCTACTTGGCAGCGCAGAACCCGCCGGTTAACCCCGAGCAGATCGTGACCCGCATGAAGTTTGACACGACTTCGGAAGCACCCAAGTTGTTGTTTGCTGCAACTCGCTGGTTGACCGATGACGAGTACGATACTGTGCAGACGCAGGCTGAGACAGACGATGCCAAGAAAGCCGTTGCGGCTTCTAGCGCTAGCGCACCAGCGGCGGCTCCGCTGCAACTGACGGGCAAAGCGCCTGCGGCTGTGGAGGAAGATGCCCCAGCCCCCAAACCAAAAGCCAAGGCCAAGCCAGCCCCTGTGGTGGTCGAGGAAGATGAGGAGGACACAGCGCCTGAGCCCGAGGTGCGCAAGGCCACTGCCAAGCCCACCGCCGTGCCTGCTTCCAAAGGCAAGCTGGCTGACATCGTGTCCGCTTGGGACGACGAGGAGTAATTAAATCGGGGGGAAAGCGGATGCTGTGAGGTATCGCAGGTCGGTGACGACCGGATTAACCTGATGCCAGCCTCCAGTCGCAGCGAGTACCCCCACCTTTTTAGAAATGCTATGGCCTACTCACAAAAAATCATTGACTTGGTGGCATCCTCGCCTAAGACGCCGGGCAACCAGCTTGGGCGTTGGGCTGTGCACCTTGACTTCCCCGTTACGAAAATTGCCTACGCGCTAGGTGTCACCCGCCAAACTGTGTACAACTGGTTTGCCGGTAAGGACATTTTTGTTGCATACCAAACTCGTGTCGAATTCCTTTTAAAAATAATGTCTACGTCCGCAACTGCTGATGTGGCTTGGAGAACAATATGCAAAGAATACAACCTCAAACCCTGACAAACGCTGAGCTTGAGCGCCTGATTTACATCACCAAACCCAACGAGTTATCCGCTGCGTGGGTAGCAGAGTTGCTGCGCCGCACAGACAAGGACTGGATTGAAACCGAAACCAAAGACCCCGCCCAGTTAGAACTCGACCTGTCTTAAACCATTTCCCAAGGATACCTATGGAACCGCTTGAGTTTCTAGCGGAGGTACTGCCACCCCCCGGAAATGGTAGGTACTGTGTTGTTGAACTATCAAAGAACAAGGAGCATTTTTTTGTAGAGACATTGGAGCAAGCGCTGCCAAAGATAAACGCGTGGAAACAGCGGGGGCTGGATGTTTACTTTGCGCTGGGCACGTTCGGGGACTTAGATCGCCGCCTTGCAACCAATGTGCAGATGGTGCGCTGCATAGCAGTCGATGTGGACTGCAACCACCCAAAGGACATCCCGGATGCGGATGGCGTAATTAAGTCCAAGGCGTACCCGTCAGCGCAGGCTGCGGCACAGGCCATCATGCATTTTGCCGAAGAGGTCGGGCTGTCCGGGCTGGGTAGCCCTTGGCTGGTGGCATCGGGCGGTGGTGTGCATGCATACTGGCCGTTCAAAGAAGCCGTGGACATCAACGAGTGGAAGCCCGTGGCCGAGGGGTTCAAGCGCCTGTGCTTTCAAAAGAAGCTGGACATTGACCAAACGATTACGGCAGATGCCTCAAGGGTGCTGCGTGTCTTTGACACGATCAATACCGGCATCAAGAACAACAAAAAAGTACGCGAAGTTACCAACGTCAAGTTTAAAAATGCGGGCGATCACTTCGACTTTGCGGACATCCGGGCGTTGGTCGAACGCAACCTGATCGGCACAACCTACGCGGTCAAGACAGTGGCGCCAAGCAACGCGCTGGTACTACCGGGGCAGCGCCCTACCAAGGAGGGTAAACCCACAGCGGTGCAGCTTTACGCCAACAGCGTGACCAAGTTTGGCAATATCTTTAAGGCTACCAAGGCTGGGCAGGGTTGCGATCAGCTTCGGTACTACGCTGAGCACGCTGATGAGGACGGCATGGAGCCGCTGTGGCGGGCGCATTTGAGCATTGCCAAGAAGTGCGTGGACGGGGAGAAGGCGGCGGCATGGCTCAGTGGGCTGCACCCGTACGACGAAGACCGGATGCACAGGAAGCTGGCTGAGATCAAAGGGCCATACCCCTGTACCAAATTTGATTCAGAGAACCCCGGCGTGTGCGTCTCCTGCAAGCACTGGGGCAAGATCACCAACCCCTTAGCCCTTGGTCGGGATGTAGCGCTGTCCAATGAGGCTAAGCAGGTAGAAATTGCCGGGCCTGCGGTGTCCGATGAGGTGCGCCAAGTGCTGCGCCCAGAACCGCCAAGGGGTTACTCCTACGGCGCAAACGGTGGTGTGTTCGTTGTCAAGGATGACGAGGACGCCAACGGCAATAAGGTGCAGCGCAAAATCATGCTGCTGGCGTATGACTTGTTTCCTGTGGACATTTTGGTCACGAACAAAGAGCACACCATCCACATGATAGCCCTGCGCCCCGATGGCGGGCAGACAGTCACGCTGCCCCAAAAGTCTGTCGTCAGCAAAGAGGAAACGCTAAAGAGTCTTGCCAATCAAAACGTGCTGGCTACCTTTGGCGCTCTGAATGACGTTAATTTATTCCATTACATACGGGCCAGTGTTGAAAAAATGAGCAGTGAAAAATCTCCCGTACGTGTTCCCGAAAGCTATGGCTGGCAAAACGATGACACCTTTGTCTTTGCTGGGCGCATCTACTCCAAGGGTGCGCCAATTGAAGTGCCTATGGCGGGGCTGGAGAACATCGTCAACAACACCAAACCTACCGGCACGCTGGAGGGGTGGCAGGCGTGTATTAACATGTTGATACGCCGTGAGATGTATGACATCTTGGCAGTTTTCCTTGCCGGTGCTGGCTCCCCGCTGATGCGTTTTACGGGTCTGTATGGGATGACGTACCACTGCGCAGCACGGGCTTCGGGTACTGGCAAGTCGCTGGCGCTTGAGGCGGCGGCATCTATTTGGGGGCATCCAGCGCATTACCGCACTGGTAAGAGTACCTCGATGGTCGCCATGCAGCAACGCCTTGGCCTGCTGCACAGCCTGCCCTTGGTGACCGACGAGATCACTTCCAAAAATCGTGAAGCGCCTGAGTGGTTTTCCGAGTTCCTGCTGGACATGACTGAGGGACGCGGCAAGGAGCGCATGGAGTCCGGCGCTAACAAGGAGCGTCTGAACAACTCGACATGGGCGGGGCATGCCCTTATGTCATCAAACACCTACGTGGTGGACAGCCTGACCGGGGCACGCAAGGTGGGCGCAGAGGGTGAGCTTCGCCGCTTGATCGAGTTCCGCATGAACGACATCCTGACATGGAGCCCCGAGGAGATTGAGACAATCAAGTCCCTGTCCCACAACTACGCCGTAGCGGGTGAGGTGTTGGCTGATTTCTTTGCCAAGAACGTGCCCCTTTTAAAAGAGCTTGTGCCTGACATTGTGCGCAAGATGCACGTTGAGTACGGCGCTACCAACGACGAGCGTTATTGGATAGGAAGTGTTGGCTGCAACATAGCCGCTGGCATCATTATGGGTGACGCGCATACGGGGCTGGTCAACCTGCCTTTGGATAAGATCATTGATGCATACCGCAAGCGCATTGAGTATCAACGCATAGCTATACGGGGCAACAAACGCAGCACCGAGGATGTGCTTAACGAGTTTATCCGTGAAAGCTGGGGCCAGTTTGTGGTGGTTAACTACGGCACTTCCGGTGGCGTCTTGGCGCAGATGGGGGACGGCGGTAGCATCGACAAGAGCACCACCCGTAAGGAGGTCAAGGGCCGGGTGGAGAACGGCGCTATGGAGGGGTACACGGACTTTTACATTGAGGAGCGCGTGCTACGCTCGTTCTGCGCCACCATGAACTTTGGTTACGCTGAGTTCAAGGAGGAACTGGAGAAGCTGTTTGCCGTGAAGTACATGCCCCGCAAAGACCTGATGTCTAAGACAGGTGGCCCACCGCTGCGTACGGCAGTTATGCGGATAACGAGGCCGATAAATGAAGAACTTGAAAATCATTTATCCGTGGAAAAAGACTGAGCGGGGGCAGGGGTTTTTTGTCCCCTGCCTCGACCCCGAACCTATCCGCACACAAGGACTGAAACGGGCGCTTGACCTGCGCCTGTTCGATGCCCGAGCCCAACCCGCCATCCGCAAGGGGTTTACTGGGGTGTGGTTCTACCGTCTGCCGCCTCGGCCCGCCTGATGGCTTTAAGGTAACGCTCGGACTGTAGCTGGCGCTGCTCGTTCAAGGCATCAATTCGTTTTTCCTTGGCGTCAGATGAAGCGTTGGAGTTCCGAATAACTTCCTCTTGCTTGCGCAGCGCCCCCATAATCTTCTGGTACTGCGCTGCCAGCGGTGCAACCATAATCTCGGCGCGGTTGTCAGCAAGGAACTCCTTGGCATCTTCAAGCTTGCCGGTCTTGCGGTAGTTGTCAAACGTGCGCTTGGCTTCCATTGCATCGTTGGCTAGTTTGTACACCACATCGGCTTCCTCACCGCCGTACTTACGTTGGAAAGAACTGCCAATTAGCGGCATCTCTGATAGCTTGCGGGTGGGCTCTTCCTTGTCTTCGCGGAACATCTCATTGGTTGATGCAAGCACCATCAAAGGTATTTGGCCTAAGTACCCCGACACGATGTGCTCGATCTGGATAGGCGAGAGCCCCGGAACCATCGTAGCCATCCACTTAGCAACTTCTGTTGTGTGGGCGTTGTACCGCGCTTCAGGCGCTAGTTTCTCCAGTCGTGCCGACTCCAACGGCGTGCCGCTGAAGAAGCTCTTGTTGGCATACACCTCGGCCAGCGGCTTGACAAGCTGGGGCACAAAGTTGCTGCTAGCGCCGGGGATAGCGCCCACAAACATGTCCTTGATTGCACGCAGTTGTTGGGGTGTGTCCACCTCGCCCTTGATAGCGTCCGCCATAGCCACGCCAGCGGAGAAGAAGAAACCGAACTCGTACGGGATTGGTAGCTTGAGCGGCTCATCCACACCCGGCAGGGGTACGAAGAAGTTGCTGTACCTATCCCTTGGCTTGGCATTTTTGTAGTACTCATCGTCATCCATTGCCATCGCGTATGCAAGACCGAAGCCGGTAAGCATCATGGCGTTGTTGGCAAACTTACGCTTAATCTTCAGTACATCTTCGGCGGGCATGTTGCCCGTGGCTGCTTTGACCAGAACGCTCAAGCCTTGTATCTGCGCATTGAAGAACGGTATCATGCGGCTGGCGTACTGCACAGTGGGCGACAACCCGCGCTTGGAGAAGTTCATCGACTCCCGCACCGCATAGTCAGCTTCTGCTTCGGACAGGCCGTTTTTGATGGCGTTGTCGTAGATCAACGTACGGGTAGCTGCATCGGCTTGCAGTGCCAGTCTGTCGGCTCCGGCAAGCACGCGGTCTATGGTGCTTTGCGATTTGCCGCTTGCTAACTGCAAGGCAATCTTGGACATGTTTGCAACATCACCCTCAAACAGCCCGCTTTGCAGCAAACCTTTTTCGATCATCTTAGCGCCGGTCTCGCTTTTGCCTGCGGCTATTTTCAAAAACTCTTTGTTGGCCTTGAAGATGGCGGTAATGGGGCCGTAGTCCAAGCCAGAAGTAGCGGTAGCTGCAAACGGGTCACGGAACAACTGACGGGCTAGGTAGATTGGCGTACGCGTAATACCAGAGCGCAGCAGGTCGCCAGCAATGCCGCCCCACTTGAGGAACGCAGGCAGTGTCAAGTGAGCGCCGTCCAGTGACTTAATAATCAGTTCGGCAGGGATGCCACCAAACAAGGTGTCATTGGTCTCCACACGCAGATAGCGATCCCCTTTGTCGTTTTCACGGTTGGGGTCTGGTTCTTGCGTCCAGCGGATTACGTTGGCTTGGTCTGGGCCTTTACCAACATTGATAGGCATCAAGTTTGTCGGCTTGCCGTTCTTGCCTATGGGGCCAAGGCCATCACCCGCAGCTTGCATGGCGTAGCCTACGTTCTTCATCGCCATGTTGTTCATGCCCTTGGTCACCAGCAGCATGGTGTTGCGCATGATGGACTTGTCCAAAGGCATGATCTTGGCCTCGCCGCCTTTTAGCTCAGCAAGGTATGGCTGGTGGCGGATGTCCCCAATGGTCAGCGTCTTCTCGCCACCAAAGACCAACTCAGCCGTGCCGTCAGCACGCACGCGGTAGTACGGAACGTAGTCCTCGTCCTTTAGGTATGCCTTGGCATCAGCCTGCGAGATAGCCGCCACCTGTGGGGAGGACAGCCACTCGATCATGCCCCGGTTGTACGCGTTGTATTTCTTGCGCACATTCTCCAGCGCTGCTTTAAGTTTGGGGTCAGCGTTTGCTGCCGCCATTGCGTCCTGCAACTCTTGTTCGGTAACACCCAGAGCGCCAATGTCCAGCTTTTTCAAACCTTTGTTTAACGCACGCTGCGCAATCATGTACACCGAGGCTACGCCCATCTTGGCTTGTGCGTCCCCGTAGCTATCCGGTATGTCTTGCACAGCGTCAAATATTTGACCCGCATCATTTTCCATGCTGCTGTAGACCGAGTAGTACCCTTTGGAATCCTTAACCATTTTGGGTGGGCCATTGGATAACGACATCTGCGTAGTTGCCATGTGCTGATCGGCAGCGGTGATGCTGAAGATAGCTTGGTTAAACAGCTTAGTGCTGCCCATAGTCTTTGGGTCTTTAATGGCGTTGTTGAGCGCCTTGATTACGCCAGCACGCATGTCAGCCGCAGCCATCTCAAACTGAAGACCAATGTGCGACCCGGCCCGTTCTTTAAACGTCTTGTCTTGCGCAACCGCTTTCTTTGCCAGTTTTGTTAGTGCATCGTCAGACTTATATTCGACCCCTTTGCGGAACACGCTAGGCGTTGTGCTAGCCGCCAGCTTGCGTGACGGGGCCAGTATGCGGTCAACCAGCGCTTGTGCTTCTTTGCTAGACATCGCGGTCTTCATACCCAACATGCGCTTGATAAAGCCCAGCACCTGTTGCAAGAGTGTTGTCGGCTTGCCAACAGAGTCAATCTTGCTGCGGAAGTCTTTATTGGATATAACCTCTGCGGCGAACTCGCGCACACTGTCGATGCCCTGCTCACCCTTAAACAAGTTGCTTTTAGTGATGCGGGTGTGTAGTGCCTCAAGCTCCTTACGCGCAGCGCGTTGGTCTGCCGTCAGTTTTGCTGGGTCTGCTAGCAACACGTAGTCCGTGGCTGCGTGGCCCATCTCATGCAACACATCTTCTTCAGTCAACCCCTGCGGGTGCATCGTAATAGCATTGTTCCGAGGGTTGTACAGACCGGCTACCGACTCGCCTTTGTAGTTGACACCCTCGTCAACGATAAACTTAGTGCGCAACAACAAAGGTTGTAGCTTGGCCGCAGCGGCACGAATCTCCGGGGTAGAACCGTTTTTGGCAAGCTCCGCAGCCAAATCAAGGATACGCCCTTCCTGCGCCATCTCAACAGCCTGTTCCGATAGCGGTGTGGTGGTACGCGCAACGTAAAACTTGCTCGGCGCATTTTCTCCGTCTGAAATTGGGCCTTCGTTGTAAACATCCCCAACCGCGCCTGAAACCTCGGTTCCTTTTACTTCCGGTACATCTTCTGCGGCTTGTTCTTTTTTGGAAACTGTACCAACGTCCTCTAATATGCCTGCTTGTTGGCGGGCAATCTGGTTAGATTTTTTGTATGCAGCTAGATCGTCTTGGGCTTTCTTAACCGCTGCGGCTTGGATTGGGGCTGCGCGTTTACCCGCAGCATAGTCAGTCATTGCTTGCTTGATAGCATCTACCCGCGCTTGTGCATCAGCTACTTGGCTGCTTGTTGTCTGCACCCTATCAAACGCTAGTTTCTGTAGCTCGTCTTTTTGTTTGAGCGTAAGTTCCTTAACTTCTTTTTTGGTCAAGGGCTTGCTTGCTGCAATTTTCTCCGCAGCCATCTCGTTGGCAGAACTGATAATTTTTTTGGTGCTTACCTTGGGCTCAACACGTTGCTCAGTTATGGTCTGCTTAGTTACACCGGCAATAGCCTTGCTTTCTTCTGTACCCGTGCGCAGCTTGCTGGGTTCACCCGCTACCTTACGCTGCGCAGCGTACCGACGCTGGCTACGCCCCATGTTTTTTTCTGCTTCTACCAACTCAGCACGCGCTTTAATAATGTCCTGTGCAACGGCTTGCGCTTTCTTGGGGCGGCCTGCATCCTGTTCTTCTTTATACAGCGCCTCAAGCGCTGCAATGTTTTGCCGTACGTTATCTGCCTCTTGGGTGGCTTCGATAACGGCGTCAATTTCTGCTTGCTCCGCAGCACGCGTGGTTGCGACTTCACGAGGTGCAACTTCGCCCCGAGCGCCCTTGCTTATAGGAGTCATCGCTGCTTCTTTGCGTGCAAGCTCCGTTTCTAACATGTCACGCTTATCAGCCAGTTCTGCTTGCTGCTTGATAAAGCCTTCAACACCAACAAAAGCAGGTTTGGTAAATACACTACCTTTCTTGCCGTACATGGCTAGTTCTTGGCCCGGAGAAAGATAGCCTTGTGACTTGGTTTTGGCTTCTTTAATCTTTGCCTCAAGCGCATAAGATGCTTTATCAAGTTTCCCCAACTCCAACTGCAAGGATTTCACGTTCATGCCCGCTAGCTGGCGCTCATACTTCAAGGCATCTTTAACTTCGTCGGGGTTAACCGTTTCGATGATGCCGCGTTCTTCGGGGGTCAACCTGCGATACTGCGTTGCGGGTAATTGGGATAAGACGTTAAACGCTTTGGTGCGTTGCTCTGATAGCTCTTGCCGTTTACGGGCCGTAGCGTAGCTGCGGTCGCGCACATCACGCATCTGGTCTTTGGCTTTGCTGTTTTCTTCAGCAGCGCGGCGGGCCAACACGGCGGTTTGCAAATTGGTTTGGGCTCTTACTACTTGCTCACGGGAGACTTCTCTGCCCCGCATGCTGTCGAGCGCACGGCGTGCAGCAATGACAGCCATCATTGTGTCAATGTGGTCTGTGGCTGCTTTTACAGAAGCTGCCGTATTACGCAGGTTTTCCAACTTGTTGAGCGTATCGGTCAATACCTTTTGCTGGCGTTGCAAAATTTCAATCTTGACCTTGCTGGCTTTGAGCGCTTCGCTAGGAGTACCGGCTTTACGCGTCTCCTTGTTAATGTTGTCCTGTGTTGTCTTAATTTGCTTAGGCAACGCCTCAACCATCTTGGTCAGTGAAGCAATATCGGCCTCAAGGCGTGAATGTTCCTCGGACTTAGACGCAACATCAAGTTGCAAAACTGAGAGAAAATATGGGTCGCTTTGCAGTTTGCCGTATTTTGCAAGGGCGGTTTCAACTGCCTCGTTATTAGCCAAAATGCTTTTAGCTGCTTGTGTTATTTCGTAGCGTTTTGTAAGTTCTTTAACTTGCTGCTGCAATTCAGAGATTGACGCACGTACTTTGTTGGCTTCTTCCAGTTGCTTGTTCTGGTCTTTAATTTCTTGTTCGCGGTCGCGCATTTCTTGCACGGTCTTACTGTCCAATAACCGCTGGAACGTAGCCGGTGTTGCCCGGACTAACGCTTTGGACGGCAGTGCTTCTTCGCTAAACAAAGGGAGTTGCTTGTCTTGTTCCTGCGCCAGTTCTTCTTTTACCCGCAAATGCGTTTCCAGTTCCCGTGGTAGGGATAACGGCTTGGCTTTGGCTTGGGCTTTGCTTGTTGGCCCACGCATTGTTCCAGCGGCTTGAAGCTCCCGTGCCATTTTTTGAACATCGGCTTGCTGCGCTGCTTCAGGGTTTGCCGCTATAGCCGCTTTGAGCGCTTGGTCAGCGTTCATCCCAGACGTTGTTTCTGGTCGAGCACGCACGCCAACAGCCGTAGGCCCAGCGCCAGTCATAACGCCTTCTACGGCTTCCTCTTGCGTAACCAAGCTGGCACGGCGGGCTGCTTCATTTGGCGAAAGCCCTGTTGCAACGCCTTCTTCATACTTGGCGCGTCTGGCTTTTGCCAATGCTTGGGCTGCTTCGCTGCTGCTAAGGTCGTACTTTTTACCGCCAAAAGTGCTGCTAACTCTTTCCGCAGCCGTAGGGGTTGTTACGCTTGTTGCGGGTGCAGTAATAGAAGAAGGCAGAACTGCGCCCGACTCACGCAATGCTTCGGCCATAGCGCCCTCGGCTTCGCCACCACGCGGGGAAACTTGCGGTGCTTTGGTTGGAGTTCCCTCACCATACACACCTTCTTCACCGCGTTCAATTTTGCCAAGCTGCTCGTCGAGCAGAGTGTGTAAGGAGGCTTCTTTGCCAATCGCCGTGTCTTTATCCCCGATGTTTACGTTTGCACGGCGCAAGAATGCGTACGCCTCGTCGCTTAAATCTTCACGCAGTTGCAGTTGGTTAACGCGATCACGCAAAGACTCTGCTGTTACCGGCTCGGCTGTACCTTCTTGGCGGGCGTACAAGTTGAACGGCGCTGGGCCACCCCGTTGGGGTTGTTGAGCTTTTGTTTCAGGTGCGGTAGGTAACTCCTCGCCGCCGGTCAGGCCTTTTTTGACTTGGTTGATTGCCGCAGACGCGCCAGTTTGTGGTTCTGTACCAAACATATCAAACTGCGGGGACGTAGAGATAGCACCCGTTGGGCGCTGGGCAATACGTTGTAGTGCGCTTGTCTCTGGATACAGTCTGTTAATGCGTGCGTTGTCTTCGCCTTGGGCAAGGTACTGCGCTTCAGCCTGCGCCTGCTGCGCGGCAAGGTCTGCCTCTTGCTCTTCAACGCCAAGGTTTACTTCCGGCGTGTTTCCAATTAAACGCCTGCGCACACTTAGCCCCGGAACACCCTCAGTAACCGTTGACTTGAACGGCTGCATTTCAATTTGCTGTTGCGTGACAGGTACGGCTTGTTGCTCCAAGTCCAGAATGCTTTGGGATAGTTTGGCAGCGGCGGGGACATCGCCTTTTTCTTTTGCAACGCCGAGCTTCTGGTGTAGCTTGGCAAGCTGCGCTTCCACAGGTTTTGGCATGGCCTCGACGGCTTTGCGTGCCTCTGCCAGCGCTGCGTTGGCTTGGTTGTATTGGGGCGCAAGGGCTATGATTTCTTGCGGGCTGGCATCTTGTAGCTGGTTCTGGTACTGCGCGACCAATTGCTCCAGCATGCGTGCCTGCTGGCGGGGGTCGTTTTCAGCCAATAGTGTTTCTGCTGCATTAGCTTTACCCCGGTTACCAACCGTTGCATCGTACATATCGAACGTCTGCTGCAACTGGGCTTGCCGACTGTCTGGGCCATATAAGCTGTCTTGTTTTTCCCTTGCAAGAACATCTTCAGCAGTTCCAGTGCGGCCTATTTCTTCGCCTTGCAGATCAAGCTCCGGTGCTTTGGGCACAGGCAAGTTGCCAAACATATCCCGCTGCTGAAACTGGGTTGTGTCCTCTCCAAGCGGCGGGGCTGGCTCTTTTGGCAAGAACTGGCGGAACTGGCGGTATTCTTTGTTGGCATCTTTGAGCACCGTAGCGTGCTCGTTAAGCGCCTGTTGCGTCTCGCGGTTGTCCTGTTTCTGGTCTTCGTTCAGCTTCTGGCCCTTGGGGGCTTTGTGCATCTTTTCTTGCAGACTGACTTTGTACGCTTCGGCATCACGGTAAGCCTTCTCCGCTTGTTGCGCATACTCAGGGGTCTGCTTCTGGGCTAGGGTGGTGGCGTCCAGCTTCTCCTGCTCAACTCGGGCTGCGTCAGCTTGCGCTTTTTGTTCTTCACGTTGCTGCTTGTCAAACCGGCCTTGCTCCGCACCGCGTTCCGCACGGCGACCCACAGGGGCCAAGATGCCACCAAGCACTGCGCCGCCGATGAAGTTGTCAAAGTACTCGGCACGGGCCGATGGGTCGGTGAGATTCAAACCCGCCTGCATGCGCTCGAACACCTGCTGGCCTGCCTCAGTCAGACCCTCGACAGTCATAGTCTTGCCGGTAGTCAACACGTAGTCGGCAGCGGTCTTCTTTAAACCTTCTTTGGCTAAGTCCCGCGCTGCTTCTTTGGAGATGTTAAGCCCAGCGCCCTCAAACAGCCTGCCCATGCCGGGGATCATGCGCAAACTGATAGTGTCCAGCGCAGCTTGGGGGATGGCGGCTAGGGCCGCAGCACCGAGGTCTGTCTCGCCCAGCTTCTTGCCGGTGTCCATCTGACGCGATATGTTCGACCCGGTGAACTGCCCCGCAGATGTTAGGGCGGTAGCGCCCAGTCCGGCAGCAGTTGCAAGCCCCGCACCTGCCCCTAGTGCAGAGGCGGCAGGAGCCGCAGCGCCAGCCAATACCGGAGCCACCATGTACGGCAATGAGCCGCCAGCCAGTTCCTTAATATTTGCAAAGGGGGCTTCTAAAAAGCTTTCTTGGGTTGGTGCAAAGGTTTTCTTTTGATAGGCTTTCTGCTCGGCTATATACTTCTCAGCCGCAGGCAAGTCCATGATACCGGCACGCCCCGCCAGACCAGCAACATCTTCTTTAAGCGAAGAAAAGCCTGCTTTGAGCGCAGGCATAAACCCAGACTTGGGTTGTTCTTCTGGGGTTTTGGCGGCAAATGCATCCGGGTACATTTGCTTGGCGCGGTTATACGCGTCTTGGGGCGTCTCCCCCGGCCTGACAGCTACTGCTGAACCATCTGGAAGTTGAACGCCTTGCGCCATATAAAAGTCCTTAACAGAAATGCGCTGCCCCAACGCAGCGCTTGTACTATACCACTACGGTCTTAGCTTTGCATCAGGGATAGTGACCATTTGTGGCCCTTGAAACTGCGCCGCATAATCTGCGTAAGACATTGGGGGCGTCACCGTATCTTTTCCAGCAAACCCTTTTAAGTAATCCGCGTAGGAGGACATTGGATTGAACTTAGTAGTTTGCGAAGCTATCTGTCTGTCCAACCGCGTATTGGCCCCGCCTTGTTGCATTGCCTCCAACTTCAACTGTTGCTCCATTCTCTGCTGTTCCAACTTCGCCTTTATGGTGTTATCAAATAAGTCGGTAGCTTGTTTTGCAGTAAGCCCTTGCTTGTCCTGCATGTTCTTCACAGCAGCAGTTCTGGCTGTAATAGATGCGCTAGTAATTGCCGCAACAGCCGCAGTCTTCTCTTTGGCGGTCATGCCTTCTTGGTTAAACCGCAACTCGTCAAACGCATCCTTGGCATCTTCAATCTTCTGACGAGCAAGTTCCGTTGCCTTCTTACCTTCGCCGTACTGTTTAGCGCCAACCGTAGCGCCTTCGGCAATACCTGCCAGCCCCTTGCCGGTGGACTGCATCATGGCAAGTCCAGCGTTAATGATGGACATCTTGGTGTTAAGGTCTTCCGTGCCTTGGATACGGCCTTCACGTTCTTGGATGCGGCCTTCACGTTTGGACAATAGCGCAGCTAGTCCTTGCTCACGGGCTGCTGCATCGGAGAGTTGGCGCCGCCCAACGGAGGCAGCGTCCGCACGGTTGGCTTCTGTTTGCTCTGCGTAGGGGTCTACGGTTACATCGGGGTTTTGTTCCTTTTGTATTTTCTTAAATGTTGCTAAAACATCGTCTGACGATGTAGTTTTCGTCGCGGGCATTGGGGGCTGCGTACTGCCTGTAGCTGCGGCTCTTGCTGCTTTTTCTGCCGGTGCGGGTGCTGGTGCTCCGCCCATACCGCGTCCTGCGTTTGCGCCACTAGGCGGTAGTGGTATTCCGGGGTTCATGCTAGGCCCAACAGGAGCGGCTTTGGGGACTTCTGCGCCGACAGGCATTTGGGTTGCGCCTAAGCTAGACGCTAGGCTAAGGGCTCTGTTGCGGCGGGTTTCTTCTGACGCTGGAGTAAGTAAATCCATTAAACCGGAGGCTTGCGGTTTAGGTACGTACTCTTGCATTTTTCCACTCGTATCGCGGTAGTAGTACTTACCGCCCTGCTTAACTACGCCCCGTGGTAACTCTTCATCTTGCACCAGACTCCCATCTTCACCAGCAAACGCCACTATCCCACCGCCTGCCATACCCTGCATATTGGGGGCAGGAAGCTGCGCAATCCCACTGCTTTCGGGTTGTGGCTGTGGCTGGCCTTGTGGCGGAGCTTGTACCGCTGGTTGACCCTGCGGTTGTGGCGGAGGCTGTGCCCCCATTGCTTGGATCACTTGCTCGTTGACCTTGGGGGGAGCCGCGCCGCTTTGCTGGGCCAGATAGGCTTGGGCTTGCTCTTTAATTTTGTTGTCAACGAACTTAGCTGCCGACAGCATCAGGGGGTCATCAGCGTGGCTCTGCGCAAATTGCTGGCGCTGGGCAGTACCCATCTTTAACAGGCTGGCAATGACTGAGTTGACGTTTGTGCGTCCTAAATTAGCGAGTGACATGTTTTATCCTCTAGCCATGCTGTTGATAAGAAGCGCTGGTAGCCCGTTAATTTTTTTCTGCTTAATTGCGCCGCCGCGTGCTTTTGGGGTTGGTTGCCCAAGACCGAATAGTGCCGTCCCCGCACCGGCTACTTGGTTTAATAGACTTGGCGCTGGGGTAGTAATTGTCGTGCCCTGCACAGACGTAGGTGCTCCTCGCACAACATCAGACATAAATCCAAGCTGTTTGTACGGGGCATTAACTTCATTTTGAAAGTCCGTGTACTGTTGGGTCAACAGGTTTTGGACACCTTGTTGCTGCTGTGTACCCATTGTGTTTTGGATACCCAAGTTGTTGACGCCTTGGTTGTAGATGTTTTGCCCCTGCGCACCCAAAGCGGCGTTGGTCTGTCCGGCTGCTTGCAGCGCTGCAAGTCCTTGACCAGCACCAAACTGCTTGGATTGCTCCGACAACTGGTTGGCAGCTTGCCCGTACTGTGCCTCTGTCTGGGCGGCGGTCAGCCCTTGGCCTGCACCAAACTGCGCAGCGGTGTTTGCCGCGCCTGCATTTGTAAGGTTTGCCTGCTGCTCCATCTGGGCGTTTTGAGTGCCCGTTGCCAGCGCGGTACTTTGGTTTGCCAAAGCCGCTTTCATCGCTTGGTCAGCGTTCATCCCGCTAGCTTGGAACTGCTGCGCTGCGTTTTGGACGTTGGCCTGCTGCTCAGCGTTGAGGTTTGCCAGTTGGACTTGGACACCCGTAGTAGCCTCAAGCTGCTGCGTGCCTTGTTTTGCGGCCAAGTTTTGCTGGCCCACAGTTAAACCTGCTTGTTGATTTGCCAACGCCGCTTGCATAGCTTGCGAAGCGGTCATACCACTAGCTTGAAGTTTGTTAGCTGCGTTTTGGACTTCGGCCTGCTGCGCGGCTGTCAGGTTCTGTGTACCAACGGTCAAGCCTGCTTGTTGGTTGGCAGTTTGCGCGGCAAGTTTAGCCTGCTGCTCTGCGTTAAATTGTGCTTGCGCTTGTTGGTATGCCGCTTGTGAACCGGTGGCTTGTATATCGCCCATTTGTTGGGCAAGGTTGCGTTCCCGTTCGGCACGCATAATGGCATCCCGTCCGCCACCAAAAGCTCCGGCCTGCGCAGCTTGTGCTTGCTGTTGAGTGCCTTGAATACCGGACTGCCGCGCAGCTTCGCGTTTTTGCATCTCCACCACATTTTGCATGTAGGGGGACATGTACGCATCAGCCGTTCCGGGCTGAGCAAAACTCTGCGTGCCTACCCGTTCTGCTGGCCCCATTTGGGCGGCTTTGATTTGGTCTGCCGTTACCGCATTTGACCTAACCTGATCGGCTGCACCCATCTGATTAGCGGCAAGTGCCCCTAAACCTTTTGCCTGCGCGGCTTTTGTGGTGGCCTCGTTTATTTTTGTTGTGCCAACATCTTTAGGCGCTGCAACTTTTGCGGCAGCAGCTTCTTTAGCGGTATACCCCAAAGCACCGGGGGCAGTAAACTCGTTTGTTGCCTTTGTGGGGTCGTACTTTAAGTCTTGCATTTTGGTTGCAAGCCCTTGCAGCCCGGTAGCCGATGCTTGTGATGCAGCGTTTACGCCTAAGTCTTTAGCCCCGGCAAAAGCCTGTTTTTGCAAATCGGTGAACTGTGCTTGACGATCACCTTCGTACTGGGGAACTTCTTTAAGCCCCGCAATAACGGGCATTCCCTTTGCGTCTAGCTTGGGGATGGGGTTACCTGCTGCATCTAATTTTTGCGTGCCGTCTGGGTTTAACTCCATCTGGTAGTCATAGATGGAAGCCGCCGCCATCCCCAACAGATTTTGCCCGTAGGGGGCAATTTCTGGTGCAAAACCTGTTTGATTTAGGTATGTTGCTTCTTGTGTCGCCATGATTCGTCCTTATGCGGGGAGGTGTTTAGCAGAGCGGGTGTTAGCTGCCACTTTGTTTTTGCCGACTGTTTTCTTACGCCCCTTTTGGATTCGATCCATCATGGCGTAGAGTTGCCGCGCTCCGGCTTCCGTAGAGCCGTTGCCTAGTTCAGAAACAATACGTGCGGGAACCACAAACTCCCCATCGGCCAACCTTGCTGGTTGGCGCTGTCCAATTGTAGCGGGGATGCTGTCAGAAACGCCATCGCCGGGGCCGCGCAGTAACCTGCCGCCGTCCGAGTAGCCGCCCAGTGCGCCCAGCCCGCCGTCAGCCATTCCGGCCACACCCCCGTCAGCAAAAGCGCTGTAGCGCATGCCGCCCATAGCACCACCAAAAGGTTGACTTTGTTTGCCTAAACCTTGGGCTACTTGTTGCATTAATTGCTGTTGTTGTGGCGTTTGTGCGTTTATCCCCCCAAAGGGTTGCATAAATTGATGTTGTTGCGGCTGCGTTTGTTCCATCTGGTCTGTTGCCTGTTGTGCAAACTCTTGCGGCATCTGCGGTTGCAGTTGCCCTAACAAACCACCCAAACCACCCATAGAAGGTTGCTGCGGCGTGCCGCCTTGCTGGATACCGTTGCCACCACCAAAGCCACCACCAAAGCCACCACCGCCACCGCCCCCTGCACCAATGCTTATTGGAACGTGCAGATCAATATTGCCGCCACCGGTAACACCGCCGTCTGCGTAGTATTGATCCAACAAACCGCCTCTTGCAGCGCCCATGCCACCACCGCCCATGCCGCCGCCACGGCCTCCACTGCCGGGGCCACCTCCATCACCGCCTGCACCACCCCCGCCCATGCCGCCGCCACGGCCCATACCGCCGGGGCCTTGACTGTTACCACCACCGCCACTAGCGCCGCCAGTGCCACCGCCCGCATCACGGCTACCCCAGCCACCACTTTCGCCGCCGTGCGATGCGTTACTAGCACCAGCAGCAGGGCCAGTGGAACTTCCCGGAGCAGCGCCGGAACCTGACATTGCGCCGTTCATAGCCGCTTTTGATACGGCACTGGATAGCGTGTTAAGCCCCATATCACCTAAAGATTGCGCAACTGTATTTGCCGCAGGGGCAAGTCCCGCAGGGAAGCCGCCTGCACCACTAGGGCCAGCGCCCGCATTACCACCGCCACCGCGCACAACATCTGCAAGGGCTTGAATATCCTCTGTGTTGGCTGGTACTGCTGGCTTTTGCATCCCTACTGGCGGTCTTACTGTTCCACGGGGGTTTGCGCTATCTGTCCTGCCTGTTGTTTGCGCTGTGGGCCGTCTGTTGCCCATGAGGTAGTCAAACGCACTGGCGGAATCACCCGTCATTGTGTTTTTGTACGTCTTGGCTTTGTCTAGGAACTGCTGCGTGTATGGGTCGGTTGTGCCTACGCCGTTGCCCTCGTCGCCGCCGGAACGCATGTTGTCACTGCTGTTACTGCCCTCACCGCCAAAATTGGAGACCGGTGTTGGGGTAGTAAAGGCTGGGTCAAGCGCTGCTTGCTGTTGCTGGCGCTGCGCCCTCATTAACGCTTTTTGCGCGGCAATGTCTGGCATTTCATAAGCAGTATCAGCATCACCGTATTCAGACCCAATTCCACCCATACGGAAATGCTGAACCGCTCCACCCTCCGCAGCTTTAAAAGGCGTAATGGGCGTCACGCCGTAGCTAAGGTATTTTTGCTGTGCGGAAGGGCTCAAGCTCTCATCGCGTGCCAACTGTTTTCGGTTCATGACAAACGGCGTAATCATGCCGGTGCTAGGCATCTTGGTCACGGTTTCATCTTCTTCAGAAAGCCCCGCTAACGCAGGCGCTGCTGCTGCTATCCCATATTTATAATTTCCCCCAGCATAATTCATCAACGCTTCGGGGCTTTGTGTAGTAGCGCTAAATCCAGCAGTCAGTCTGTCCATTGGGGATGCTGCCATTGCTGACTTTTGTGCGCCCAATGCCAAGTCAGATGCGGCTGCCCCATATTCAGCAGTGCCCGGTATAAAGCCTTTGTCTGCAAGAATGCTCTCATAGCCAGCAGTACCCGCATTAGTTGCCGCATTTACCCCCGCACCCATCAAGCTCTCACCCAAGCCCGCGCCACCATACGCACCGAACCCTGCCATGACGCCCTTGGACAAATTGCCAGTAGCAAGCGCGGTTAAACCGCCCACAGCAATACCTGTACCCGCCGCTGCACCCAAACCACCAAACATACTACCGACTGCTGCACCCAAGCCCGGCACAAAAGCGTTTAAGCCAAAACCAATTAGTGCTGGAAGCAAGCTATCTAAGAATCCCGCTTCAGTCAGTCCTGTTTCCGGGTTAACCGTAAGCTGGCCCCCGTTAGCCACTGCAAGCGCATGCAAGCCACTAACTTCTTTTGGGGTCATGTGGACAAGCATGGAGTCGTTATTACGACCCTGTGCAGCCATGTGGTGTGCTAGTGCGTGTAGGCTCATGTTTTTACTTTCAAGACATTGCTAGCCGAGGTGTCGTAGTATATATCTCCCACCCGCAAATTGGCTAAATCTGCTTGTGTTGGTAGGCTGGGGGTTACTGTGCCGGGGGTAGGGAAAAAGCTCAGGCCCGCTATAACATCTGTCCCGTTACGCTGCGTACTAGCTACCATTGGCCCAGCGTTGTCTAGCTGGTTAAAGTACAACCGCAAAATGTTTGATATTTGATTTATCAGCGCAGGGTCGTACGTATTACCTATTGCAGCAGGTAATTTGGGGGCTATTACGTTCTTCTGTGCCATTATCTACGTCCGTCAGGGCGCATGTCAATACGGGGAGCGCCTAGCTGCCACTGCGTACCAACAGTGT